CCAAATATTCCGACCATCGTTAAGACCCGTTTCGTCTGTCATAACACCCAATTATTGAGAGTGGATTATGAAGATAGACGTTCCATTGAGAACACAGAAATCGGAGATTCAGTGAATGAGTATATTGAAACAGAACTGGATAAGTATGACGCAGTTATTCTCTCCGATTACAATAAGGGAATGCTTTATCCCGCTCTCGCAAAAAGAATTTCTCAAATCTGCCAAGAAAAGAAAATTATCTCCGTTGTAGATACACACAAGAATGATTGGAGACTCTTCGGTGGATTTACCTGTATCACACCTAATAAGTCAGAACTGGAAGTCGCCGTTCAGACCAAGCTCCCTAAACTCTCAGACGTTCAGGATGCTGCTGATTATATCAGAAAGCAACTCAACCTGGAATATCTTTTGGTAACCCTTAGTGAACAGGGAATGCTTATCGTCACACATGATAAGATGGAACATATTCCCGTCTCCCAAACGGAAGTAGTGGATGTTACGGGCTGTGGTGATACGGCTATTGCGGTTTTCACGGCTATGCTTTCCGCTGGATATTCTGCGATAGAAAGTGCTCACTGGGCAAATAAGGCTGCTGGTATCGTCTGTAGTAAAATGGGAACTGCCTCAATTTCCTCAGAAGAATTATTCAAATAGTCTTGACAACGCAGAATTCATGTGATATACTTATACTATAGGAGAGTAAAATGGGTTTCAGAGTTGCCTTAAAAAGAAAAGTCAAAGAACTTCCCCGCACAACCAAACAACAAATTTTAGATTTGGTTCACTCGGGGAAAACTGTAGGCGAAGTTTGCAATACCACAAATCTGGAACTTTTGGTTGTGAGCGGTGTCATCCACGAAAACATTGAACGTATCTCAGTGTTGAGAAAGCTGGCCAAATGACATGGGGAGACATTTTAATATATCTGGCTGGAATTCTGTGGGGCGTTGAACTTATCCCGCAGATTCAAAAAACCATGCAAACCAAAGATGTCAGAGGAATCTCTCTGGCTTTTTATGTTATTTGCTATGGGGCCTACATTATTTCCAGTGTGGGGAATGCCATTAACAAAAATTGGCCGATGATTATCTCCTACATCCCTTCATTCATTTTGTTGGCGGTGATGATATTTTTAATCTTGAAATACAGGGGCGTCAAATGAAACTTCAATTGGTTTACTTGAAAGAGAAGGGAATGGCCTGTATTTCTCACGCTCATTATGACCTGTGCACGATAGAAAAAGAACCAAAGAACGTTGCCTGTATCTTAACAGACAAGAGTGGAGCGAGATTACTCCGTTCTTGGATTAAGAGCTACAATGAGTCTCAGGGAGATAAGAATGGATGACCCCGATACGCAAGATTCATTCGGTTTTGACGATACTTTTTCTCCGAGCCCGTTTGACCCTGCTCGGGATAATGTTATTGATGACGACGAGAAAGATAAAGAAGATGAAGACCTCACCATCTTCCTCTGTGCCCTCCTCGCCTGTCTCTAAGGAGAAGCAAATGGCCTATAACTATGGACAAAGTATTCCTGGTGACCCCAAATTCAAAATTGGAGACCAGGTTTTCTTTATTCTGGATATGACTCAAGGTGGTGAAAAAATCATTCACCGTGGCGAAATATTTTGCGTCTATGTGAAGAAAGATTTTAAAGGTGGTCTGGCTTACAGCTATTCCATCCGAAATCTTACACAAATGATGACTCTGGACGAAGACCGCATTTATGATAATTTTATGCGGGCCCTTCACGAAGCCAAAAGAGAACAGGGAGACGCAGATGAGTGCGGAGCTTAGTTACGAAAAATTACTGGAAATTAAAAAAGAATTGGGGATGTTAGAACCGATGCCAAAGTGCATGAAAGTTCATCCCATTCTCTGGCTCCACCTGAAATTGGAAATTCCTGAAGCCAAGAATCTGAAAAAGTCTGGGGATTCAATCCTGGGTCTACCCATCTATATTGACCCTGACTGTAAAGAGGGTTGGAAACTTGAATATTAGGAATCAAAATGTGGCCATGTGTAATTTATCTTCTCATAGGAGGCGTCACGGCATGTGTCGCCTATTTGAATAAACGGAAGTCTTCAGAGATTACGCTCGGGTATCCACCTGGGCTTTTTACTATGCTGGAATATTTTATTCTGGTAACCTGCTGGCCTGGGGTTCTAATTTTAATCGTTGGCGTTATCACGGTGCGTATGATAAAGGATAAAATACTATGATTTTTCTAATCTCATTGCTGGTCATCATAATTGTTCACGAAGCAGGTCACTTAATTGCTGCCAAACTCTGTAAATGTGGGGTGGAAATTTATGCAATTGGCTTTGGCAAAACTCTGTGGCAAAAGAAAATCGGCAGCACGGTCTATCAACTTAACTGTATCCCATTCGGCGGATTCTGTAAGCTGAAAGGAGAGTTGGATTATTCCAGGTCAAAAACAGCCTTCACCAATAAGACATACTCTCAGAAAGTCTTTATTGCACTCGCTGGTATCGGAGTCAACGTTCTTACAGGGCTCCCAGCCTATTTTCTGGGCCTGCATTACCAGATTGTCTGGTTGTATGCCTTCGGGATGTATAGTCTCTTAATCGGGCTCTCCAATGCGTTACCTATTCCTGCTCTTGATGGCAGTTATCCTTTCTGGTTTTTACTGGAAAAGAAATTAGGAAAGAAGCGCACCTATACACTTATGAGAAAAGTATTTGGTATCAGCTTCATAATCTTAATGATTTTGAATGTTCTTACAATCCCCTGGCTGATTCAGCTTATTGCTTCAGGAAAACTTTTATGAAACAATTTTGGCTCACAGTCTTGGCTGCTTCCCTGGCACAGGTAATCACCTATCTGCTCTACCAGGGTTTTGTGCAAAGTTATTGGGGTAGAAATGCCCGAGAAGAAATATCTCGCTGGTTCGATAGCATGTCAAAACACATGCGTAAACAGAAAGAAAATAAATGAATGTCACGTCTGAAGACATTAAAATCGCTGTGCTGTCGAACTATCGGTATAAAAAACAATCTATTTGCGCCGACGAGGTTGGCTTTGTTCTGGGCAACACTGACATAAGCGTTTATCAAGATGGTATCTTGACTGAGATTGAAATCAAAACTTCAAAGTCAGATATGTGGCAGGGAGAAAAAGCAAAAGCTCCAAAGCACCAGATTTACAAGACACTGGAATTCAAATTTAATGGAATGAACTATCCGAAGTGCATCATTCCAAATTATTTTTATATGTGTGTGCCAACTTCGCTCTTGGACGAGGCTAAAAAATGGGTCTTGACAACGAACGAAAAGTATGGTATACTTGAATTCAGAGAAGCAAAGGGGTCAGGCGTCTGGACACCCAGGCCCGAGGATATGGTTTATGTGGCCAAAAGACCCAAAATGTTGCACCCAGAACCATCCCCAAAGTCTTTGGAAAAAATTGCCAGAAGGCTTTGTTCGGCCAATATCGGCCTAAAACAATCTCTCAAAAGTCTCCGAAGAGACTACAATGAGACCTACAAAGAACTGAAGGAGCTTAAAAATGTCGGACGACAAGACTTATCAGCATGACAAAAAGTGTCCTAAGTGTGCAAAACGTAAAGTCTACCTGCAAGTGATTCAAGACATCTATTATTTCATTTGCCAGGCTTGTGGCTTTCGCTGGAAGGCATAATATGGACATCAAGAAAATTTCAGTGTTTAAAACCATGCGTCACATTGAAACTGTGCGGAATCATATCAACACAGTTGTCAAGGAACTCTTGATTCGTGGAGAACAACATGACCAGACCAAACTGGATAGTCCCGAAGTCGAACTTTTTGACAAATATACCTCGGAACTACGGGGTCTGACTTATGGTTCACCCGAGTATAAAGAGTGCATGAAGAAATTGGGGCCTGCAATTGAGCATCACAACGCCAATAACAGACATCATCCAGAGCATCATGCCCACGGCATCAAGGACATGACCCTAATTGACCTCTTGGAAATGCTCTGTGATTGGAAAGCTGCCTCAATGCGTCACAATGATGGAAATATCCTGAAGAGTATCGAAATCAACCAAAAGCGGTTCAAATATACCAAAGAGCTTCAGAGAATTCTGGAAAACACCGCCAAGTGGTTGGACTCTCAACAGACATTCCATCATGCGGAGGAAAGCTAATGCAAGCCACAATGACCAGAGTTTCAGCCCAATCCTCCAAATATGGCGGAATGTTTTACTATGCCTACTTCAGGGATGACCAGGGGCAGTCTTACAAATCCTGTCTTTACAAGGAATGTAAAAATTATTCACGCTGGGTGCCAGTCATACAGCATGTGATTAACGGAAAAACAGTGGTCTTGGACGGTTTAAAAATCAAGGACAAGACACTAATCAACGCTGACAGTAAATTTAACGTGGTCAAAGTTGAAGAACAGGAGAATTTCAATGGGAATTAAACTCGAAATCGGTTGCGGACGACATCCAAAACCTGGATATGAACACTTGGACTGTCAACCTTTTCCACACGTTGAATACGTGGCAGACGCCCGAAAACTTCCTTTCGCTGATAACAGCCTTTCTGTGATTTACTCACAGCACGTTATCGAACATTTCTGGTGGTTTGAGACAGAAAACATGTTTAAGGAATGGTATCGAGCCCTGGAACCCAATGGCTTATTTGAAGCCAGCACGCCTGATATGGAAAACATTATCCGTATGTGGCAGGATGGGAGTTGGATTAAAGAAGTGCGAGCCTGCCAGGGGCCAGGATATGGTTGGGTGCATAACTCCGATAAGGATAGAAACATGTGGTTAAACTTCAAACTACATGGGACACATTGGCCCACCAATATTCATTTGACGGCATTCACCTTTGAGTTACTTAAAACCCAATTGACAAATGCTGGTTTCAAAGACATTGTAAGAATCAATTGGACACCTGATACCACCACGCTCCACGTAACAGCAAGGAAATAATATGGGAATGAGATTCGTTTCGAGTAATAAACACATGAATGCTTTAAGAAAATTGATTGCTCCCATTATCTGGTTCCACGATGATGCCAGCATGGAGGATAACTATAAGTTTAAGCCCCATGCTACGAAACCAGATACCATTGTTGGATGCTGGGCCGAAGATATGAGCCCTTACGAGATTACCTGCCCGCCCCAACTCAGGGATGCCATCATCAATGTATTAAACCTGGCTCACAGGATTTACATTAGATAATGGAAATAAAACCAGTTGCTCCAATCAGTCTTGCTGACCTCACGGATATTCATATTCATCAGGAAAAGAAGTGGGATAGGCGAGAGCTTGTCATTACTGTTTCTGCGCTTTATCAGGGAAAAGAATATGGAGTAACTATCCCCATAAAACTGAAAGATTTAGTATTCAGGCCCGATGGAACCCAGGCCAAAATGCTTGAAAATTTTCTTCAGAGTCAAATCAATCATGGTCTGGAACAGGTTTGCAAATACATCCAGAAACACGAGGACTATTTCAAACACGCAGTCAAAAAATTGAGAATTGAGTTATGTTCCACAACTTAGTTAAAAATAAATTCGGATTCATATTTGCTCTAAGTGCTCTGGTCTATTTCGGTCAAGGCATTGAGGGACTCCCGAGCACCGCTTTCTTTTTTTATCTAAAAGAAACCCTGGGGTTTAATGAATCCAAAATCATGTTCTTGTCCAGTCTTATTGCTCTGGCCTGGTTGATAAAGCCAGTAATCGGATACTTGATTGATACTTCTCACTGGACAAAGCGCACCTGGATACTGATTTCCCTGGTAACCAGTGGAGTTATAGCAAGTTTACTGGGTTATAGCGTTTTTACCATACAAGCTATCATTTTCCTAATGATGCTGGGTAACTGGAATGCTGCCGTTCGAGACGTTGCTGTTGATGGAATCATGTGTATCGAAGGCAAGAAGCACCAAATCACGGGCAGGATTCAAAGCATTCAGTGGATTGCCATCACAATTGCCTCAGTATTAGTCGGTGTTGGTGGAGGGTTCATTGCAGAACATTTTGATTACCGCATGGGCTATCTGCTCCTGTTGCCCTTTTATTTTATTATTGGAACGTTTGCCTTTGGATACAAGGAAACAACAGCCGAAAAAAGAAACACAGAATCATTCATCACGACTTTAAAGCACCTGTTCACTGACAAGAATTTGTTGATTGTAGCCTTATTTATTTTTCTGTATAAGTTCGCTCCCTCATTTGGAACACCACTGACGTTTATTATGAGAGACGAATTCCAATGGAGTAAACTTTGGATTGGAACACTGGGAACAATCAGTGCGGGAGTCAGTATTATCGGTGCCATGCTGTATTTCCATTTCAGCAAATATCTTGATATTAAAAAGGCCCTTGTATGGTCTGTTTATCTTGGGGCCCTAACAACCCTGTGTTATCTCTATTTTACACCAGTCACGGCTGTGGCTTATGAGGTCGCATTTAGTTTGATTGGGATGTTCATTCAATTGATGCTTTTGGATTTCATGGCTCGTAACACCAAACCTGGTATGGAGGCCACGAGCTTTGCGCTATTATGCAGCGTCAGTAATTTTACCAGCACCTGTGATGGGGTTGTCGGCGGAATTCTTTTCCCACATGTTGGATTAACGGGCTTGATTCTGATAAGTGCAGGCGCATCTTTCTTATGTCTTCCTCTCATCAAAAGGCTTAAAACATGACCAGTAATAAGATAACTAAAATGGAGTTTGAACATAAATACTCACCCTCTTCAAGATGGATGAGATTTGCTGTCTCTGGAAAATACCAGGGCCACACCTTTATCCAAGCCGAAATGATTTACATGTCAGACATGGCTCTGCACGATATTGACCTTGTTTGCGAGAATATGAAGACAAGACTAATTAAAAGACTCAAAGAATCCATCGAGGAGGCGAGTTGCAATGGCACGCTATAAAGTTGGTGATGAAGTCACTTATGCTGGGAACCAGGAAGTCTACACCGTCGTAGATTATCAACAGCTTCCTAATTGTCGGAATCCCAAGTTGACCTACTATGTCCTGGAAGACATCAAAGGCAACAAGCATGACTGTAATCAACCACATATTCTACGCATTCATCGTAGACGATTTGCTGAGATATAACTAAATTTTTTAGTTGTTTCTCGACAGGAGTGCAAGTGAAACTACGTAAATTTAATCGTATTCAAAAACGTGCGCCCAAGAAGGGTAAATTCTGGTGCCCAGCGTGCGATATGACATTGCTTCGTCCAGGACAGAAATGTTCTGTCTGTGGGGTCTTACCTTCTCGCAGGAGAAATAAGAAATGACTTGGTATAAACGTTTGAGTCTATGCTTTGCCAATTGGATTCATAGAACTCTCTTTCTTCCGTTATATTGGTGGAGTCTAAAAAAATGATGGACATAGGATTCAAATCCAAATATCTTTATTTCAGTCTTTTGGAAAACAAACCAAAGACTCGTGTTTTTGGTGTGCATTCCCAAAGTTCTGATTTTCAACTCGGTATCATCAAATGGCACGGGCCGTGGAGACAGTATTGTTTCTTTCCGAGCCATGATACACTTTTTAGCAAAGGATGTCTTGAAGATATTAACAAATTTATTGAATTGGTGAGACCAACCCATGACAAAAGTCGTCCATTGCAAAAAATCTAAATTTGATGTCTACATTGGAAGACCCAGCAAATGGGGTAATCCTTTTGAGATTGGAAAAGACGGCAATCGGTCAGAAGTTATTCAAAAATATGAAGCCTGGATTCTAACTCAGCCTCAATTACTGGCTGACCTCCCTGAATTAAAGGGAAAGATACTGGGTTGTTGGTGTGCACCTTCATCGTGCCACGGAGATGTTTTAGCCCGTCTTGTGGAGAGTTAAAATGGTTAAACGTTGTTGCCCAACTTGTGCCTCAGAAGCTGATTCAGGTGAATGTCATACTTGTAATCCAGACAGATGGCTGGCTTTAAAACGAGGACAAAATTACTTTAAAATTACCAGCAAGACAAGTAACTGGAAAGAGTTTGAATATCGTTGCTTAGAAATCTGGAAACCACAAAATGTGACCATACGCTTTACTGAATTAAATTCAACTGTAAGAATTTATAATGTCTTGGAACATGGTCATTATGGTGAAATGAAAATTCCTGAAGGATTTCAAGTAACAATTTTGGAAGAATTTAGAGCACATATAGCCAATGGTTTATTTTCTCGTTAAAAGAATTCGACCAACCAATACGGAGTGGCCCCGTTTCTATTTTCCAGGCTTAGAAACTGTCCAATTATCAGAAACAGAACAGGTCTCTCGAATCGAAAGTGAAAGCGTGTCGAATTTAATACTCAGGAGTATTATTCCTGATTACGAACTCAAAATCATTGATGACCCGTTTCGTATCAAAATCTGTCAAAACCTTTTTGACCAAATAGAAAGGAAATAAAATGAAAAACAACTTATTTGTTGTATTGATTCTGGTAGGAGCACTGACTGGTGTATACTGTATGATGTATGCTTTCACCCAGGTTTTACATTCGGCCTATTATTCCCCAATCGGTGAACTCGAATGGCTGTTACAACGATAGTGCTGAACTTTCATTGTAGTGCACCTTCCGACACTTTGGATGTAACATCCCGCTCCAAAACTTGGGCACGAGATTTATCTCCCTTTTTGTTAGGGCCAGTCCAACTATGGGGCGGTCATGTTTCTCAAAACGTGGAAAACGCCTGGCAATTTTCTAAGGTCTACGATTCACAGTATTATTCCGCACAAGAATTCGACAAATGGCTTGCCTGGGCCCGCAAAGGCTGGGATTCTAAACGAGCCATCCGCTACCCCGCTGGAAGAGGAGCAGTTCCTCTGTATTCCTACTGGGATGGTCTCTCACTCGGATATGTCGAAGCCCGCAAGAAAATTTACATTCCCCTTTACATGGAAGCCGTCCTCCCGACTGTCGCCTACCATAAACTGGAACACAAGGCCCTCTGGGCCAGAGAAATGCACCACAAGCCCCTTTACCTCCTGGATTTCGACGGATATGACCATAAAGCCCTGGGCATGTCCTGGAAAGACGTGATAAATGACCCTTCCAGGCGAATGGGACACGGCCATGTTCTTGGCATGTTACTGGAACTGGGTCAAGACGGTGTGAAGGCCCTATTGAGGGCCTGAGCAGGCCAGGCGGGGCCCGCAGGGCGTGGCCTGGCCGTTGGAACAGGAAACTCTGGGAGCGCACAGCCTGGGCTGTCCTGGGCCCCCGCAGGGGGCTTAGAAACAGACCAGCCCGCCCAAGCACCGTAAAACGGGCCAGGGGAGCAGGGCGACCGCAGCCCGTATTGCGGGGATTGGGCAAGTATTTATCCCCGATAAGGTATAAACCACCTCAAAACACCTTCCAAAAGGCCCCAAAACCCCCAATTTATACCCGCTCAGGTATTCTATTCCACAAGCATTTTACAAAAAAAAAGACTGCCCAGCCTCTCAGGACTGGAACAGTCTCTTGTGCCCGCCTACGGGCGTCGGATTGACCCAGTGTGCACCTCTGGGCTCTCTTGGCCTAATCTGTGTCTGTCTGGAACCTGTGCTCCTCAGAATGAGCCTTGTTCTGGCTCCCACATTTCAGCCTGCAAAAGGAACGGTAGGACTAACTCACTCGGGAGTTACCTTCCTCCGAGCAACGCCTAATACCGAAGGTTTTGCGGTTGCCGTTCCTATAAAATTATTTGCGTGTGTCTCTGTAATCCCTACGATTTTTAACCAGCTTGGAGAAAAATCCTTCTTCGGTTTTAGTAGCCTCAACTTTAGTCTCTTCGACTTTTGTTTCTTCAACTTTGACTTCTTCAGGTTTATTTTCTAAATTTTCCATGTCATTCACCCCCTTAATTACCTTCTCTAAGATTTAAAGCTCCACGAACATCTAAGTTCGCACTGAGCGGAACTACGCATAAAACCAATGTATCGGATACTCCCGCAATACTGGAACCCAAAGCAAACGGAATCCTTAAAGGAATATCTACATTGACCTGTTGAGCAGCTAAACCACATGCCAAAATCGTTCCATTCGTTACAGTATTTACCGTGGCTCCATACGCTGCTTGAATTGGGGTATTCGTGATGTCTCCATAAGTAAAAACATCCGCCACTGTAGGATTCAACATCAGTTGCCAATAAAATCTATCCGCAGTTTCACTCAATAAAGAAACTGATACTGGACGCACAGGATTAGAAAGATGTGTAGACTTCAATTGAACCCCTAAACAAGCATACATGGTTCCTGCTGTGTTAGCATCCACATGAGTAGCGGTAATCACACCAAAAGTTAAACCTACCTCTTCGGCTCCGCCCTCTGAAATAACACAACCACAAATCATTTTCAAAGTGCTGGCAGCACCAGTTCCAGTATTTTCAATCTCTCCACGTAAAGGAAGATTTGGTGTTGACATATAAACATCTGTCAATGAATTAGCATGAAGCATCTCGTGACAAATATAAAGTTTTCCGTCAATTTCAAAACCATAACGAACACGGCCAACCCCAAGCCATTGGAAATCAATTACGAAGATTTGGGTCTTTGTCAAATCTAATGTAATTCCGCTTGGGCCAGTTCCGTCCAACTTATCTTTATTCCAGTTGGTCTGATAAACTAAAGTATCCACAGCAGAACCACTCACATGTGTCCGTCTACCAACCGCAAAGCCTGTAGCATTATTCTCAAAGAAAAGACCATTATTCGCATCAAGAGCACCTAATCGTTTAATCAAACCAGTCCCCGCTGCGCCCATAACCGCAGTCATAATAATATTCTGGCTTTTTCCAGGTTGATAATTAAACCGTTGACGGGTTTGCCGAATGCGTTTTCCTGCCGTTGTATTAGAAACCGATAAGCTCACACTCGCAGTATCCACGCTGTGAGCACTTGCCGTGCCACCACCAGAAGCCTCAACATCATCCCAAAATAAAGGAGCAGCATCATATAAACATTTGCTATCAAAAAGAGTGAGTGGTTGAGATACACGAAATTTTCCAAAAGCATCTACGGCTCCTGAGTCGGCCACACGGATTTTAGGTTCATTAAACAAACTCATTATAGTATCCTCCAATTACTTCCATCAGATTGAATGGTTAAATTATCATTTGGAGTATCTATTTCACCCGTAAGTTCTCCATCAATAGTTTGAGAACCATCGGGCACCAACAAAACAGAATACGCCGTTTGGTCTACTTTCTTAATATTATAAAGCCTACCCCGATTTAAAGTAGCATCAGGTAAAGTAATGGTTATATCCGCCGTGCTACATGTCACTAAAAGAGTGCCTTTAGTAGAGGCCAAGTGATTCGAGGTTACTGATTCACTATCCGCATTTTGAACCAATAACAAAATCTCATCCCAACGAATTGCACCCACTCTAAAAGAACGAAAACCCAATAAGGTATAATTTACAGACACACTCCCCGAAACAGCCCTAATCCTAATCTTTTGACACGCCGTTTCTGTATAAAAAGGAATTTGAGAAGGAACACTTTGATTAGAATCATATCCATCCTCAGTATACTCAGCAAATTCAATGGCTGCATTTGCAAATAATCCAATGCTGGATATATCAAAGGAGGGAGTAAGTTCTGTCCACGCTGTAGTGACCACAACTGTGGCCCTTTGCGATAACATATAAGCTCCTTATTTTTGACTATACAGAGCACTCTGCTCCAATAATCCAATTTTAACCAGAGACTCATTAGCCCCTCGGCTTCGTTCTCGAATGACATCAAAGAACGGTAAGTCTTCATAGACCTTATTTGATAAATCAACCTTTGTCTTTTTCTTTGGCACATCATACTCGATTTCATAAATCGTAAGACTACTGGCCTCACCTGAAGGCAAACTCGTCCCAGTAATGGACACCCGCCCAAGTAATTCCAAATCCAGGTCAAGACTATCTTTTTCGAGCACCCCACCAGACACTGGTTGATAAAATTGTTGAATCTCAGTTAAATATTGAGACATCAGAGCCGTATCGTCTACAGAAGTAATATTTGGCCCACTTACTTTTTTAAACTCTGGTCTCTTAATAACCTCAACGCCACCTGTTAATCCCGTATCTACAGAAACTTGAATCGGACTTCTATCCTGTGTAGCATACTGAACCGTAAAAGTATAATCTGTTTGACCAGTCACTTGCCCCCCACCAGCCTGATAAGGCGAAGTAACAAATTCTGAAGGAACAATTGTCCCAGTTCCAAACTTAGTAGTATCCAGTTCGGCAATAATTCTTCCACCACCTGGTGCAGCTTGAAAACTGACAATCGGCAATTCCACAGTTGTATTCTGAGTAACTGTCCCACTGATTCCAACACCCGATAGTTGTGAAGTATATGACATCTTCACGATAGCGTTTTTACTGGGGTCAGATAACAGTTTATCCAACAACTGGTCTGTGGTATTAAAAACAAAATAGAAAAAGCGAGAAGTTCCATAAATACTAATCGTTTTATAATACCAATAAAATCCTGTTGAACCTGCGTTCGCTGGATTTACAGGGCCCTGAGAGCGGTCTCTAATCGTAGCAATATGCTCTCTCAAGGCAAAATCCCCTGTAAGAACGATTCTACTTCTGGAACGACCATAATCAGTAATGGGTTCACAATCCATAACACGATAATCACCAGAACCCACAGCCGTTCCCTCCGCAGGAATAGGAATATTCTTAATAAAACTCCCCGAATCCGTTGCTCTAACATTCAACCTCCCATAACGGTCAACGTAAGAGACATATTTCCCATAATATTTCGTGGCCCATTCTAAAACGTTATTCAGGGGCTCATAAACCCACTCAATAGGAGGAGCAGGAGTATCAGGTAAATCTACTATGGCGTCTGGAATACCTGCAACGTTTAAAATCTCCTTCAAAACTCTCTCATAAGTTTTTTCTGTAGACCCACCAATTTGCGGTGGCTTATAAAAATAAAAAGAAGGAGAATAAAATTGATTAAAATAATAAGATAAATCCCTACACTCGTAAGTAATTTCTTGAGTGCCAGAATTTAATTTTCTCTTTCTGCTCACTACATATCCCGTGAATACTGGTTTGCTTTGATGATTATCATCAAAGACATAACCAAAAATTTTCTGACCAATTGTTAAAGAGGGTGTAGCATCAAATTTTGCTACCTCCACAACAGACATCGTGCTGCCTTCCACACTAAGCCTAACCTTGTCAATGTAGAGAGCGACACTGTTTGGAAATACCCCAGATTCTGTTACTAAACCGCCACCAGCAGAAACAAAACTGTTATAGTTTGAACCAGTAAGAAAAACAGAATCAAAAGGTAAATTAGAATTTCCATACATAGTATTGGTTCTATTCATCCCCTGACTTCCAGAACCTAAACCAGAACCCGACATACCCGAGCCTGCTTGACTGGAACGGTCTTCAGGGTCACCATCAGTTCCATTAGCTTGCTGCGTCTCATCAGGATTACCCCAATCCCCCGTCCCACTACCCGCCACAATTGACTTAACCCAAATTTTTAAATACATGGGCACGCTTCTACCATTACTTACGCAAGTATTGATAGCACAATCCTTCACTGTCTGGGGAAAATTCGCACCTGCTTCGTCATTGGTGACACCTTTAATATTGGTATTTTCCAAGTTTAAGCGGTTAAAAATAGTCTCATCATTGGGATAAGCTGGCCCATAAGGCGTTACTAAGTCATCATATCCCAATTTAGTTAAATATTCAAACAATTGCTTTACAACCTCTTCTCCACTATGCTTTGTATCTTGATAAGCTGAATTGATTTCATCCAGGCTGACCAGTCCCTCTTTTACCAAATCAATTTGATTCTCACCACTGGCATCCGTAAAACGAACAGCCCCGATAGCATAAAATTTTGGATTATGAGTAGCTCTGACTGCTGCTAAAGCTGCCTCCCAATCTACTTCAATATTGGTATCAGTTAATACCGCTACCGTCGTTGTGCCAATATCCACATGAGACCAAGACGCAAAAGGACGATACATAATTGCAAAGCTCTTACGAATAATATAAGCAGAACCATTCTGATATAAACAGAACTGGCGTCCAATACTCGCACTTCCACCATCATTCCAGGCCCCAACAGAAGAAGAACTTCCGCATAATGAAGGAGTAGTGGAATTAGTAGGAATATCAAATCCAGCCCCAGTCAACCAGGAACTGGAAGTAGTTTTGGTTCTCCAATGTAATGGAATAACAACAGGAACTTCTGCTACGAAGCCCGAGTTTTCATCCAGTAAATAAAATGCCTCTGCCATATCAATTTCTCCTTATAAGGGGTCTTCCCAATCATCAGAAGTTATGGTGAAATCTAACGAAGTAAAACCATGAATCTCACCAGGTAAAATTTCAATAGTTTCATCGGGGTCAATTAAATCTACCCCTCCTATAGAATCCTTTAATTCCCATTCACGAATCTGAACATAATTTCCCCCAGAAGTTGCCGTAATATACAAACGATAAGAAGCGTAACTTCCAGGTGTATCTATTGTAAAAGTAAATGGGCCATCAGCAGCAAAGGTATAACCCGTCACTACGTCCAAATCAGTCCAAGTTCCACCACCATCATTACTCCCCTGTAATTTCCATGCTGTTGGTTTGGAATTAGCATCAGCGGTTCGGACTTGAATGGTATATTCTACTACTGTTTTCTTATTAGCAATACCAAATTCATGCTGTAACCAAGCAGGAAGTGGGCCAGCAAGCGGAGAAGTCCAATAGCTGCCTGCCACATCATCTACTGCATTTTCAGGAATATCGGCACCAGCATAACCACTTCCAGAAAACGGATTAGCAGTAACAACCATACTACGCCAAATATTATAAATGGTCTTAGTAGGACTCCATTTTGACCTCAAGAATCTACCCGCCACATCATAAACCCTGACTTCAATAATTCTGTCTTCAGCAGTTTCAATCGGAACACTTGCTTCTGGAATGGCAGACAAGGTAGTTGAAAAATTCACATCATAACTCGAAAAATCGGCAGCCTGAGTCGTGATAGAATATTCAATAACCCACAAAGGAATAAAATCCTCAATAGATTCGGTAATCCCAGACCCTGGTGTTTCATTAACATATTCTTGAAATTCTAAAACACCACTTTTGGTATTGAATCCAAATAATACACGAAACATAACATCAAAACTACTAAAATCAGGGTCTACAGTATAAGGATTCCCAGCCCAAGTATATTTTTTATTCTGATAATAAACGCTTCCAGCAGCTACTGTAATCGTCTTATTCGTGCTATTCGTAGTAACAGTTTCAAATCCAGAATAAATCGTGGGAACTTCAGTCTTCTCTAAAATATCGTTATAATAGACCTCTACCCGATTAAAGGGAACATCGTCCTCATAAATAATCCGAGCCTTTTCCCCCAAATATTGAATGCTGGCGTCAACTGCCCCTTCTGCATAGAGAATACTGAAAGCATCTTCGACAATATTATTTCCTAATTGATATTGAACTTTCATGGAATATGTTCCAGTGGTTTTCCCATCAAAATCCAAACTCAATTTTTGAGTATCGGCAATGGTCAACCAAGCAGTCCAGGTTGCCCCATTATCAAAACTATAACGGTAATACTTCGCCCCTAACCAACAATCTAATTCTAAGACCGAAGTATAAGTGACGATTTTTTCAAACGCATCTAATTCATCAATACCACAATCAAAATACCCAGTGCCCGCATCAGGGTCAGAGCGATAGTTAGTCTTGATTTTAATACGATACCACCGATAAGCAATATCGTTATCAAACTCAAAATCTTGATACGAAGGAACGGCTAAAACTTGGGAACCAAAAATACCTTCCCAATCAGCATCGTCCGACAAATCGGGCGCAGCCAGATTGGAACCCCAAATTTCAAAATCCTTCATATAAACACCATTCTGGTTATTAAATGGCTGAATACTAAATTTGGTAATAATTTTTTCATTACCCAATCCAAAATCATATCCCCAAGACCGAGGTAATCCACTTGGGTCATTAGAATGCGGAGCAGTTGCCCAATAGCTGTTAAAGTTATCAATACCATCTATTGCTTTATAAGCTGTGCTATCGTTTTCATCCGCATGTGCAGAAGCACCTGTGGTCATTAAATTGGTATCACCAGAAACTTCTGATACAAGCTGTTTTGAAAAATATTCTGGAAAATCAGCCATATAAGGCGTAGTCACTGGACGCACTTCAAATACGTGAAAAACTTCAAATACATCTTGAACACGAATTCTAAAATGGTCAACGACTCCATCCGTATAAGGCGAAAATCTAATCCTGCTATTATAAAAATTTCCCCTCTCCAAAGTAGGAGTCAAGGGAATTTCCTGACCATTTGTATCAATAACTTTTAAATAATCCGCAGCAAGCACTGGTTGATTTAATTCAATATACCAGTCATCCGCAGAATTAAATAAATGTTCTCTATTTCTACCGAAATATTCAATTGAATTTTGTTTATTACCAATCCCCACTACTTCCAAATCAAATGGAAATGTCATTTGATATAAGTCAACTTTTAAATCATCCGCATCAGTGGCGACCGCAGTCACGTGAACATCCAACTCATCTAAAGGACTGAGAATGGTATCCATGAGAACATAGTGTAATTTTGTATATTCTAAGCTGTCCGCAGCAATATTTAACGTGCTCTTCAGAATTCCATTAACATAAATTTCAATCGTCGTTGTTCCAGAACTACCCGTATCCTTCATGGTCACCGTAAAACCAGGAAAACAACCAGACCACGCAACTGGAACTTTACTATTTTTAATCGAAGGTGTTTCAAAATAAATTGGATAATGAACCAGATTAGGAATAAACTTATGACTTAAACTGGTAAACCACTCTAAACCTGGTGTAGTTTCATTTGCCTCAATAGCAACCCATTCCAATGACGGGGCCTTTTGTAACATACCCGAAGCCAACCATTCCAGAGAAGGGGTAAGTTGAAATTGCTCAATAGGCTCAGTTTCTTCTGTCCCAAAACTCAGTAGAGCTAAATTATCACTCTCAATACGAGCCTTTCTCCAAGCAGCACTTCGAGCAATACCAATGGACATACGAACTTCATCCATGTAAGCCGAAGACATATAATTGATTGTCGAATGACCCCCGAAAACCCAGCCCTGAGCTCTATCTAAGAACCCATCCGCATCCGTATCCGAAGTGCCTAATTGCACATTATCTTTATAAATGGAAAAAGAGGTGCCACTACGCACAACTTCAATATCATAAACTTGACCAGTAGAAAAAGAGGGGGACTCACCAAAGTCAATAATATTTCCAGAGTTATAATCCCTAAATCTTAAAGTTCCACTTTCAAGAGCAAAATAAAAATAACTGGTTCCACTGGTATCTCTGCCAATAAAACACTGATTACCACCAGTAGACGTAAGGTAGAGTTTAAAGCTCCAAGTTAAATCTGCTGTCCCTGGTTCCAACGAAGCAGCATCTGGAACATCAATTCTACTGGTAGCAAATTTCTGACTGTGACCAAGAATCAATTCAGATTGAGTAACTGTGCCTGTCCCTACTCTGGCATCATTATTATTAGAAGTAGAATCTTTATACTCACCTACGACGCCCTGGCCCTCCTCACCCAAATGCCATACACCTTTATGATATGTATCCCAAACATTCTCAGGGTCTTCCGTTGGAGAAGTTTCAGAAGCATTCCCATAATAAATATAAAAAGTAGTATCCACAGTATCATCAACTGTTGGAATTTTTACCCAAAAAAATGCTTGAGTAATATCTGGAACAGGAGATGTGGATTCCATCATTTCCGCTTCATAGATACCTAACATCGTATGACCCACCATCCAAGAAGTGGTCATGTAAATTCGGTAATATCTATAAGCAGTAGTGTTGGCAAAATAATAAGTTTCCCAACTATTGGAATTAGCATGTTGCCCCGTATAAAGGGTATCCCAGTTGGTATTATCATTTGAACCATCAATATGAAAATCTTTGATGGAGTTTCCCCAGGCATTATTGTAAGGACGGAACCGCACTTTAGTAACTGTTTTTGTGACGCCTGCCCCTAAGTCATATTTCCACCAGTGGTCACCCGCAGTATCAGTAGAGTTTCCAAAAGTTCCTTCATTATTATCCACGACATTGGCAGGAGTAGCCCAGGCTCCCCCGTTGGTATCACCAGAAGCCGTGCCCCCCGTAAGAATATCAGAACCATAAAGAGGCCCATCATAAAGAATATCGTCCAACTCATGTTTTAATTCAGTGCTCCCATCAGCAGCCGTAAATTTTACATCATTCAAATCAGCCCGAGCTTTACTAAAATCGAAATTAGCAGCATTGACAGAGGCTTCGTGCATTGCAAATTCTTTGATTTGCACATACACACCACCGCTGGTGGCCGTAATATAAAGCCGATAATACCTGTATGCTGTAGAGTTGGAAAACAAATAGGTATTAGGGCCGTCTCCTACAAAGGTCTGTCCCGTTTGAGAATCCAAGACAGTTTCCTCACCAGCGAAGGCCCCAGTATTACTTCCTTGTAATTGCCACGCAGTTGGCTTACCATTTGGGTCACTCGACCGAATAGTGACCACATATTTTCTAACTGTTTTAGAATTACCTACGCCCAAATCTACTTTGAGCCAACGAGGAGGGGTTCCCGAGGTTGCGGAAGTCCAAAAAGTTGCAGTATTCGCATCAATGGCATTACCCGCAACTTCAGACCCATTTTCAGAATCTGCGGTTGCAGTAGCACCAATACAAACGTTTGTAGCCAGATAAGTAAAAAGGTCTGCGTGAAGGTGAACTAAGACAGGAAAATCCGTAAGGTCTGCGTCAATTTTAGACGCATCAACGGTAAGCTCTTTTCTGTAGCTGTAGCCAGTAAGCCAAGCCATATCAAATCACCTTTCCCTTAAAGACTCTTGACAAATTTGAACGTGAAGGTGTTAGACTTCAAATCCTGTTCATCCTGGTCAAAGCCTTCGAGGTAACAATTCGTCAATGTAAATGTTCCATCAATAACCAAACTCCCAGGAGCAACTAAGTCCAAGCTGGTGTCAATATTACCAAAATATTGTTCCAAAGCAACACGAGTTGCTTCTGCTTTAACACCCCGAACAGTAATGGATAAAATTCCACCACCCATCTCTTCGGTAGACCGAATGATGGCTCCTTTCGCCCGAGGAACAATACGCACATCATTATTCCCCTGATAAGAAAAAGAAATAAAAGCATGGTCTCCAAGAGAAATGCTTTTCCAAGTCACACGATTTGTGGCAGAAATACTCATTTTATTTCCCCTTTACATCTCGCATATATTGACTGCGTTCCATTGATTCCGCTTTTCTACGAGCTTCCATAGTTGCTTTGCTGACTTCTTTGAATGCAGAAACAGTGGTATCAATAGCATCCACAATTTGTCCGCCTACCATACGAGTTCCACTACCCGCAGCATTTAATTTGGCCATATCAATATCAAACGTTTTTCCATCCACAGTAATCGAACCACTTCCACCAGAAGAACCTGTGGGAGCAGTATTTCTCTGAATACGAGAATCCCCCGCATTCATTCTCTCTTCAAAAAAGGTATTTCCACCCAAACTCTTTGCAATTTCTGTAGGACTCATAGCCATAACGGCTTTTGCAGCCTCATCAGGGCTCATTCCAGCCTTTGCCAGATTTAACGCTGCCTGATTTCTGGGAGGAAGTGTGCTTGCAGGGCCCAAAACTTTTCCCAATTGAGGAATCTGTGTAACGATGGCATTTTTAATAGCAGCCACCAATACAGGCAACATTTTCTGCATAGCCTCAAAAAATCCCTGAGCAACAGCAGCTCCCAAGCGCATAAACATTTCTGTTTTCGCCTGTAAAACAGCAGATAAGGCTTCTGCGAAAATTTTTCCAAATGTTTGAAATGCGGGTTCCAATGCTTTCATGGCAGACCGAAACCCCGCACTTAATACCGAAATAAAGGCGTGAGCAGCAAACGCTAATTTTTCTGCGATAGTTCCACCCTGAGTTTCATCTGTGGTTTCTACTTTTCCCGTATCCTCATTAAATTTGGCAATAGGTAAAGTAACATCAGCACCCTCAGTAAAGACATTCTTCAGTTGAGTTCCAATAGTCTGAAACACAATTCCAATCTGAGCTACAATTGGAGAAAGTAAATCGGCCACACCCTCAAATAACTTTTTGAAAACTCCCTTATTCTGCTCCATATAACCCACGATACTTTTTAAACCCATTTCAATGGGGTCAAATAAGGGCCCAAACGCCTCAAAAGCAGCATCAGCAATAATGCTGAAGATAGCAATGACATCATTCTTCATAACTTCCCATCTAACTAAAATAGAAGAGAAGAATTTTTCATACACATTCTGCAAAATGCTGGTTCCTCTTTTGGATTCTTCCATGAACCTATTTACTTCAGAGCGATTCTTTTTGAAGGCATCAGGATTCTGCAACAGACGCAAAATAGATTCACCACCACGAATACCAAAGGCACGACCAATAGCCTCTTTGGGGGCTTTACTTAATTCATCCAAAACTTCATGGAAAGGCTTCAACTGACCACCAGCTAATTTAAACTGTTGGTCAACCGCATTCATCCCCTGTTCCAAAGTTTGCAGGGTATCCGTTGTGGCACTAATTTTCTTTTCAAGCTGGTCATACTCATCTGTCCCCTGTTTTCCCGCAAGCACCATATCAAACTGAGTATTTTTCAAGTTATTCAATTCCTCATCATAACTGGAAAAAGCTCTTTGCGATTTTAACAGGGTATCCAAATATTTCTGGTTGGCAGAATCAGCCTTGAAAATATTGATACCATATTTAGAGAATACAGCAGTTGTTTTTGCGGTTCCACTATTCAACTGCTGTAAAGCAGCCCGCATCTTAACACCAGCCGTGGAGTTTTCAATACCAGCATCATTCAAAGTCATTAACGCAGCCGTCATATCAGTGAAGGTCTCAATACTTTCACCAAACGTGACGTTAGCCACAGAGGCAACGTTTTTCAAACCCTCGAATAATCCCTGGACAGAGACCTTAGATTTCTGAGCAGCACCCGCAATGGCATCTGCCATCATGGGCACTTGAGAAAATCCAATACCAAAAGCTCTACTCAACCCAATCATGTCATTCATAATCTCTTTAAAATCTTCGCCAGAAGTGGCAGCCAACATTAAAGCAGATTGAGTAAATCCAAGAGCTTGATTCAAGTCATAGCCAGCCTGAGCAGCCGTAAAAAGACCTTCTTGAATTTGTCCCGCAGTAAAATTAACCTGCGTAGATAATTCACGGGCCATCGAAGAGGCTTGTTCAAAAGCTGCACTAAATCCACTACCACCCTCTGAAGCCACAGAAGCGGTTTTAATGGCAGCCAACTGCAATTCAGCCATCTCCCCAGTAACTTTAGAGAGAGACTGCCCGATATTATTGATTGTCTGAAAACCTGCACGCATGGCAGCAAAGAATCCGCCAACAACTGCGGTTCTAAATGTGGCCACCAAAGAAGACCTTACCAGATTCAAAGAACCTTGTAAGAGCTTCAACGGAGCGGTTGAAACCTTCAGACCAATCTCAATAAATAATCGTTTAATCGCCATGACTCACTCCTAAAGACTGATATTTTCTCCTCGTTCCCATTTTTCATCAAACTCTTTTAGGTCTTTACCTAAACGGGCCCACAGAGAACGAAGTTGATTTTTCCAGGCATCTTCATCTACGGGTTCATTGACTTCAGTATCCTTTTTGAATACCTTGTCTATATTTTCTAATTTTCCTGAGAACCCTGCGTTTACTGCAAGACCAGTCAGTTTGGTATGAAGATAATCTTCCCGATGTTTACGGGCCAGAATTGCATGATAAAATCCCATAAGGACATCGTGCGGGATTTTCATACAATAATCCACATCCCATCCATATTCGGATATGATAATATCCAAAATATAAAACAACTGGTCTTTTTCCAACATATCAAAACCTCGTTACTTAGCAGCAACTGGTGTGCCGAAAGCCCCGAGAGCTTTTTGCATAATACGAACACAGGCTTCGAGAGTCAAAACCTTTTTCAAATCTTCTTTCTTGATTTGATTGTCATCTTTAATGAGAGCATAAACAATCTCAGCAAAGATTTCGGCCTGCTTCTCGATGTCTCCATTCTTGTCTTTCATCTTATCCATCTCCTTGAGTTTCGGAGCGAGTAAGATGTAAGTCTCCAAAGACGCTGGATACACCTTGATAGTAACTTGACCACGGAGTTCAAACTCGGTGGCTTGTGACAGATTAACCTTTTCGTTAGACATTTTAAAATCCTCCTATGTTTGTTTTAGGTCAACGTTTTTATTCTATATTAACTGGATTCATCCAGAATATATTCATACTCCAACTGATAAAAAAATTCATTGGGCTCATCATCCACCTGTAAACCAGCATCGTTAGGAACCCGAGCCAGATGAATAATCTTCCAACCAGTTGTGGAAACCACATTTTCCTTTTTATTTAATAGGTCATCAACCCGTTTAGCAATATCAATACAGTTTTTGTGACTATTAGCCAACTTACGACTAACAACACATTCGATTTTGAAAGAACCTTTTTGAGAAGGAATATTATTTCCATCTTCTCCTACATCTGTAGAGACCACAACATATTTATCTTTTCGGTCTTGAACAAACATGGCAAAAATATTATTGGCGTTTCCCACAAGAGTAGTTAATGTGGAATCCGTCCTCAAATATGCAATAATTCTTTGGCCGATAATATTCATCTGAAATTCCTTATACGTTTCTGGCAAACACTAAATTTTGCCCAATGTCTGCCAAGACTGCATCCTGATTACTGGCATAATAAGCCAGCAAATCGTTAAAAGCTCTTTCTACGAACCGTCGTCCCTTGTAACGACCTCTACGAACTCGGGCAAAAATATATACACCCTTTTTCCCAAGTCGCATAATGGAACTTCCTCTGCGGGCCTTCTTCCAAGCATCTTCTGGAAAAGCCATGAGAGGTTTTCCCTGAATTACAAAACGTCTCTTAAAACCATACTCTGAAGCAAATTGATATTTAATTCTTTCTGGAACAAACACTTCACCTGAAACGGAATTGCCAGACCATTTATAACGAGATGTGATGCTATTTGACAAATTACCAGTTGAGCGAGCACTTTTTGAACCCGCATATTTTTTCATGCGTCGTTCAGTAAAAGCTGTAAATTTCTTAATCCATTTCGCAGAAGAACGAACCCTACCCCTATCAGCCGAATTCAGCCCACTGATATAATTTCTTAATTGGGCGTCGTTGATAGTAAAATCAGCCATCTTAGTTCTCCATGTTCCAAAGATAAACCTCTTTGTGGTGGCCCTGTCCAGCAGCATCCTCAACAGCAATCACCAAATATTTTTTACTCTGAAATTCTACAATGTCATCTTCCAAAATATCCGCAGCAAACTTGAAAAACCCACAAAGGCGAGTTTGAATTTTCTTGCCCCTGCGGGTAAATTCAATAGTCTCTTCCATCTGCTGAATCAAACAGGAAACACCTGTAGAAGAGGCTGCCACACTTTCAGGAATGGCTCCCCATTCGTCGGCTGTTCCAGCGGTGCTACGCCGATAGATAGAGACTGAGTGAATAAGTTCTGCATCAAAGATAGAATCAGCCATTATTTAATCCTTAAACGACGCTACCAAACTTCATGCGTCCGTCATCCCCAGCGATAACCCCGACAGTATCCATAATCTCCATATCGAGACTCTTGATAAAGCTGTCTAAGTCATCCGCAACGTTAGAGAATTGTTTTTGATATTTTCCAATCTTTACCATTTTCACTTGTCCCAGCTTACTGGGAGTAAAAATGGATAACCCTTTGGTCGCCAATAATGTGACTAAATAATCGTGAATCGCTTCCAGCGTCGCAGCATTGATAGTGTAAGTAATTTCTACCAACTGACCCCCTGAAAATCCACCAGAATAATTTACCAATCCAGTATCTGGATTAAATTTCAAATCAGTAAACAAAGTGAAAGCTGTGGTTACATTATCAATTTTCAGTGTATCAATCTGCTTAATGTTAGAATCAGGCAACTTAATCCACATTCTTGATGTGCTCACAAACTCTCGATGTGTTCTCTGTGTATCGGCTGACCGTAAATCCGTGATTTTATAAAAAATAGCCACGGCCCAATCATAAACAGATTGAGGCAAATCCGCATCTGCGATTCCGAGAACAGAAGCCACGGTTGGTTTAGTAATTAGAGCCATAGCTTATTCTCCATTCCTCTTGTCCCTGAAAGGCCGAGAAACTAAACGGGACACGATATTTTTAGTTCCAGTTTTTAAAACTTTCCCCTCTTGGTCAAGGATAGATTCACAATTGGGACACTTCGTGGCTCCCATTGCCACTTCTGGCTCAGAGGTTAAATCAAAAACATGATGACACGCCTGACATTCAACCCTGTATCCTTTGGTGCCAGTAGCTTCTTCAGCCTTAATATATTTCCAGTCATGGTCTTTCATCCACTTCTTCGCTTCAGCAAACGTCCATTTGCTGGATGAAAAGCGAATTGACTGAACCTGGCTTTTCCCTTCTTTAATACCATAAATGACATGAATCCCATCTCCGAATTCATTATTCTTTCGAGCAAATGAATCGAATTGAGATGGTTCTTTAATCCGAAATGCGTGTTCGTTTGCGTAAGGCATTACTGACTCCTTAACGATAATTGTGCAAAATATGAACTCGCCACTCAGATTTAGGAACATTGCGGAAAATTTCGGCCACAGTTTTCTGGCCCTCCAAATACTTTTTTGGAGCATACAAAATTCCCGCAAAGACATAAACTTTGTTGGCGGTGATTCGGTCTATTTCGTAATTCTCTTTGAAAAGGACGGCCCCGAAGGTGTTAATCTTCTTGACCACGATGAGGGGTTTAGACAGGTCTTTCTTAACATAACTTAACACTTTGTCTAAATCCACCTGAAACAAGCTCTGGTTAATGACAATCAGAAGGTTTTCATCTTCTGGTCTTACCCGAGACAGGTCAACTTTTTCTCCCAAGTATTCATTCTCCATCTTCAAGGAGCCCTGAATCAACTTGAGAATCACGTTATCACCAATATTCTGCTTCCCGAAGATAAAGGCTCTCATAACAGTTTCCTCCATATATTAAATACGATTAAAGGGGTAAAACATGTGCAAAATTGGTCTAAATTACCAACTTTTCTGCAATTTGTTTCCAGTAATCAAAAAATCTCTGCTTTTCTTTCTCTTTAATCTCCAAGATGTTAGGAACCGTGGAGAACACTGGCTGTCCTAAAGCAGGATAATTAGACTGAGAAATCGAAGAGACCCCAACCGTCTCTAAGATATTGGAACGACTATCATTTAAAACATTCATTACCTGTTTTCCAAGTGATAAGGCCACAACGCTTCCATGAACCCGAAAAGAAATCATCTGGTGAACCTTTGAATAAATTCTTAAAAGGTCATTGGGAAGACAAACACAAATCAAACGTTCCTTTGGAATAAATTGCTGCCACCAAAGGTATTCACGTTCCTCGTGAACTAAATAATACAAAGGATATTCTCCGTCAAAAAACTGTTCTAAATTCAACGAGGCTTTGGCGATTCTCTTACACTCTTCTGGATTTTCTTTTCCTCTCAACACAATCAGATTAAACTCATCAGGTTGTTTGGTAACAGAAAACCATTCAGGAGTATAAAAAACACAATCCAAGAATCGGGTATTCGGCACTCCTCCCCGAGTTAAAAGCTCATTGGTAATTTCATCACGAGTGATAATAAAATCCGCACACTGAGAAAGCTCCTTAAAAATTTCCAGATTGGGAGCTAACATTTTTGATACAGCCTCTTCCTTCGTATAGGAATGCTCTGTATATCCAGAACCCAACCAAAAATAGGCTGTCAAGAGACCCTGAGATTTAGCCACCTTCATTCTTTCAATCAAATTCCTAACATGGGCCCCACATCCATCTTTATTAAATTGGGGTGTTCCAGCAAAAATAGCCGTTTGAGCCCGCTTATTAACTAAAGACCATGTAAGATTATCGTCCTCAGAATCCAAACGGTCAAAAAGATTTGCTTGAGAAAATAATGGCTCTACACCCAAATTTTTCTCAGCCTGAGTGATTAAATATTCCATTCCTCTAAGGATTAGAATATCCCCAGGATTGACTTTAGGGTTTAAGATGGCCCCAACTAAACAATGGTGTCTAAACTTCATGGCCTTTCTCCTTAAATTTTGGGCTCTGCGTAAAAAATTCCCAGTTTCTTATCACGATAATTATCAGGAATAATTACCACATGATTGAAACGTTGCATGTAATTTTTGGCGAAGTCCTTTCCCACACAATCTGGTAAATGAAATTCACCCACCATATACTTTATTTTTTTCAAAATATCATCTGACATTTGACGAAAGGCTTCCCGTTCTCCACCCTCACAGTCAAATTTTGCAATGTCAATACTCTGAAACTGAAAGGGGGCCAACTCAACTTCGAGAGTAGACCATTGAATCTCAGTTTCTAATTTGTAAAGACCACTGGCCAGACATCTATCTAAATTAGCAGGACTAATAAATAATCCACCGCCAGTAGCCCTAATTCCATTAACAAAGATTGTCCGTTCTTTATCGTAATTCACCCCTTTGTTGATGACAGTGACATTCGCATATCCATTCAATGCCACGTTTCTACGATAAAGTTCAGCATTATCTTTAACGGGCTCAAAAGCTACAATCTGACACGATGGCCATAAAGATTTGCATTTCACAGCAAATGTTCCAATGTGTCCGCCCACATCAATGACAAACTTGGGATTAACTCCCCGAGCCTTTAATTGATTGAGCCGATAAACATCATTCACAAATACCTCGTGAATGACTTCGACATCATTCTGTCTATCAGCACGGACTTCAAATTTCTTACCACCGATAGTCCTTAGCACTGTGTTCATTTCATTATCTCCTTTAGAGTATTTACTATTTTTTCACACGATATTTTATTCATACACTGAGCAGACATGGCCTTAGAACTACATCTGCAATTCCGCTCATTACAAGGATAACAAGAGTCCGATGGAACTATAACTGTGGTCTCAGAATATTTTCGCCAATCTGCCTGAATAGACGAGGGTAAAAATATTGTGGGCTTAGTAAATCCACCAGCAATATGCAGTATGGCTGAATCAACAGACAAACAATAATCACTTCGATTAACGACAGAAAATAATTCTCTGATAGTTGTCTTTCCACGTAAGTCCAAACAATTAGTATACCGAAGTTCTTTTTTAACACCCACATTTTTTATAACCCAAGATTCATCCCCAGCCGTATCTCCAACTAAAACTATTTGCAACTCTGGAAAATTAGCAGCAATCGCATCAATCAATTCCTGTCGTTTTTCCCGAGGATATTCTCTCTTAGCATCGGCACTGGTGAGCCCTAAACATAATACTTTTTTATCATTATAAAAAAACTTATTAACATAAAATTTTTCTTCCTCAGATAATATGATATGCGGGCGTTGTCTAAGTAAATCCTCTCCCTTCAATCCAAATAAATGAGCCGTGGCCAATAAACGATGCTGCCTACACCAAGCCAGTTCATACTGAGAGAGCTTATAACTAATTTCAATCTTCCTATGATATTGTTTTCTGTCAGTAATGCTATCTTTATAACTTAATGCCTGTCTAACATAAGGAAGATTCGCAAAAGCCTCGGGATACCTGGTGGCAACATCCACCACATAACCACGTTGATATAGGGCCTCTAAAGAGGGCGTCAACATTAAAACATCACCCAATCCATCATTATCATAAACCAGGAGAGCATGTTTTTGAATCTCATTATTTACAGGAACTATCTGAATGGAAGAATTGGTGATTGTTTTTACTTCTTCTGGAACTTTTAAAATTTGTTTCAATCTCAACTTAAAAGAAACCAATTCTTTATAAAGTCCCTCCCAATTAAAATGTGTATAACAAGAACAATTATGGCATTGCCATAAATGAGAAGGAACAAATTGTCTACCAACACATGGATGACAATTTACATTTGGTGTCATTGGATGACAATTTTTATAGGTGCTACACCGCCAGGTGGGGTCAAAATAATTCATCAGAGCAAAAGTCTTTTTTTCCAGAGCACCAGCTATATGGAGAAACGAAGTATCAATCGTTACAACAAAATCCATTACAGCCATAAGGGCAAATAACTCTCGCAGAGAAACTTGTTTTGTTAAATCAATACAATTTTGAAGATTATATTTTCTCAAAGAAGCAGTAAAAACAGTAAACCCCTTTGCTTTAAAAGCATTTATCTTTTCTTGTGCTAAAAATTCTGGCATCTTGGCATCGGCTCTATCGCTATCAAATCCAAAAAATAATTTGTTTGGATATATCCCCCATTTTTGACGTGCGGTATTCAATTCATCAGTAGTAAAAATTATTTCTGGTTTCAAAATTACCAAATCTTTTCTATCAATACCACATAAGGCAGCGACCGCAAAAATTCTATTTTGCTTATTAAGGTCAGACCTATAATCATTCAACACCTGACCAAAGTGTAAAATTAAAATTTTCTCAAATTTACTGACATTGATATGCTTGCGGTCTGTAAAAATCCCAGAAATATAATCCAGATTAGCAAAACATTCCATCCGATGTTTTTCACAAAGAATAAAAACTTTCTTTCCCTGAGAGGCCAACGTTTTTAAACTTGGAATAGTCAATAAGTGGTCACCAACACCACCAGTAATTTCAACCAAAATATTATCTTTATCTTGGTCTGTCTTTGTCAAAAATTTTTCTAATTCGACATCTGTTTTAATCCGTGGAATTTCATAACGAGTAAATTCAGAAAAAGCTCTGGCCAATCTTTCAGAATGGTCATCTGAAAAAACGGCCCGAAACTGAAGTGGATTCATAAAAAGGGTATGAATATACCAACGGTAGGGACATTCAACATAAATAACGTGGTCATCAATGATAGGATTCTCAGGAAGAGCTTCACAAATGTAAACCACACCAACGTTATTTTTTATAGCTTGAGCGACAAATGGATGGATTGTTTTTGAACTATCGAGATGGGAAGCAAAACATACCGTCAAAAGACGGCCTGCGGGGGCCCGCATAATGTAATTATTTTCTTTGACTAAAGCGGAGTGGTCAAGATTGGAAAAATGAATGTGAACATCATCAGAAATCAGTCTGATTGAGGACATGATAATATCTCCAACAATTTAATAACGGTTTAACAATCTTATAATACAAGTATAACACACATTTGCTGCGTTGTCAAGAGAAAAATGCAAGGGACGCCCGAGACGCTTTGCGACTCCTGACGACCCAAGATACGCCCTTCTACACTTGGTAGATGCGCTGTTCCAAACTACCTTCGTTCTTCGGCCCGTCGGCCTCCGCCATTCAAAGAATCCCTTTAGGGGACAGAAAGCACGGTTTGGAGTTTTACAAAATTGGTGTCCTGGATTTGAGGTTCCAGGACAGACCTAAGAAAAAAGAGGGAGGAGAATAATCTCTCCTCCCTCGAAGAATCAAGGCTTAGATTACGAGGTCTTCTGGATAAGAACCAGACCGTTGTAATCCCCATCACCGCTGGTCAGGGCCCATTTGAAATCGAACCAATAGGTCACAACCAACAGGTCAGCCCGACGGCCAGCTTTGTGCTCCACGTCCGCTTCGATGTTACCGAAGTAGCCCGCAAAGGCACCGCTCATGTTCGCCAGGATGGCTTTTTCACCCGTCAAGAGCATTCTCTTGATAACGGGGATACCATGAAGATGGACAACGTTCTTGAGGCCCAGAGCAGGGACATCCTCTAAGTCATACCCGACCATGTTCTTGTCGGCGGACTTTTTCGCAGCAGCCAAGAAGTTCGGAGATGCGAAGATTACGAGGTTTTCCTTGTCTTCCTCTTCACCATAGACACCCAAGCTATTCTGAGCTTCGGCAACGGCATCCAAAATATTCTGGGCGTTGGAAGTCGTATAGCTCACAGGAGTGGCTTCGGCGGTTCCAGAAGCAGAAAGCACTTCGAGACCATCGGTAATCGTCAACGGATTGGTTGCACCAATGGCAGTAGTATCACCCTTGATGGCAACTTTGTCCGCTGTGCGAGCGATAGCACGAGCGATTTTGTTTCTGAAGAGGTTCTCCAACTGAAGCTGCGGATACTGCTTTACCTGTTTCGTCTTCAGGTAAATATAGGTTCCGAGTTCAACGGGGGCCAAATCAGGAGACTTCACATCGAACGTCATCTCGTTCAGAGTCGTGATGTCCGCAGTATTGTCAATGCGATACACTCTGTCCAGAGATTCCTCGCCGATGACAGGCACAGTGCCTTCATTGACGATTTCGATGAACTGACCACGAGACTCGACCATCCGAAGGATGAGCGACTTCTCGACAGCATCGTGAACAATTTTATCAACCAACTCTTTAGGAAGATTGGTTGCACTACCAGCAGGAATTAAGAAATCCATTTTAGGTTTCCTCCTTATTATTTTCCTGTTTTCACAAGACTTATTTTCTTGAGATTAAATTGCTGAAAAATGAATCAGCGTTTCCGCCCTTTGCCTTCTGTTGGGCGACCTGTCTTACTGTATCTATGTTATCAACTTCAACGGATTTTCTTACTTCGACCATTTCGGCCTTTAACGTCTTGACCTCTTCCGAAGTCGCTTCGTTGGCAGCCATCCTGGTTTCCAGCTTGGCCATCCGTTCTGATAACTCGCAATTCTTCTGATTGAGTTCCCCAAGTTGCCCCTTGAGAGCAGCGTTTTCAGCCTTTACGGCATCCAATTCCGCCCTTAAAGCATCTTCGGGTTTCCCAGCGACGGGCTCAGGTTCCTTGCCAGCATCAGCAGTTGAGACAGTAGAAGTTGACTCCGCAGCTTTAGTTTCCTCTGCTTTTGCTTCCGCAGGTGCGGGCTCGACAGATTTTTCCTCGGCTTTAGGAGTTTCAGGAGCAGCTTCCGCTTTCTTTTCTTCAGCGGGTTTCTCCTCGGTTTTTTTGCAAGTGCAATTCTCTTTATCTTCACATTTGCACTCGGCTTTCCGTCTCGCCTCATCCTTCTTTAAGAGGTCACGGAAATTGATTCGACGAGTTTCCTCATCTTCCAAAATCCCACGAGTTACCAACTCACGGGAAAACTTTTCAACTTCAGCATCACTGAGAGCCTCGGGATTTCCAGGAACAGGAACCGCAGAATACTCAAGCATTTCCCATTCGGAGATAATCCAAATTCCCCAGAACGCATTATCCTCAAACTGCTTCTGCGTAATCGTCACATTGAGGTTGTATTTCTTTTTCAACTCCTCAAAATTCACAGGAGTCACTTCCTCAAAAGTCTTCGGCATGAAACCGATTGACCACGCATTTAAGAAACCATCCTTATAAGCGTTGAAAACTTTCATTGACAACGCATCATTCGGATTGAATTCAGTTGTGCAAACAATCTCGTCCTCACCAACTTGCAAATCCACGCAGCGTCCAATCGGAACTTGCATCGTGGATTTATCCATATTGTGAAGCCAAAGAACAACAGGATTCTTCGTGTAATGCTTTACGTCGGCACCTTTGGGCAGAACGATTGTCATGTATCTGTCCAGGGCCTTCGTGTTCACAACGTGAGTAATCCTGAAATTCTCAGCATCAACACTACGAACTGAAGTCGTGAGGAAATTTCTCTCTTTAATTCCAGCGTTAATTCGCATGATTTTTTGACTCCTTTCCTCGAACCTCAGTCATTACGTGTCAGACTGCTTGGACAAGATAACTCTCGCCTTGACCACATCACCCTGACGGGACGTGACTGTATATTGAACCACGACGCAATTTGTATACGTCGCAGCAGGAATACCACCTGCACGATAACCCGCAAGCAATTCAACTGTGACAGGCTGACCATTCTGAGCAATCGTGTCAATAGCATAAGTGCTATCGGCCTTATACTCAGCAGAGTCAACAGTAATCGTCAATTCACTGTTGCCGTGGGCAACGTAAATCGGATACTGTCTGTCAGCAGCGAAGTGTTTAATCGGGTTGAAATCATAATCAACTTCGATACCTTCGCAATATGCGATTTCGTGGGTGCCGATGAGAATACGGCCCACATTCGCTTTTAAATCAGGCATTTTAGTTTCCTCCTTGAATTTTAAACATCCACCCATTAAATACGAATTCACGGGTAAAATATTTACATTTTTCCACCATTTTCTTGACAAAATTGGTCGTCGCTACCAACTTAAATGGTGTCTTTCTGAGTCAACAATTTTGAAGCCTTCCAGGTTCCACTGACCTCCTCAGCTATTACGAGATAGGTCTTATTTCCCGAGAAATTGAGATTCAATTCTAAAAAATAAACCCCAGTGGAATCCCACTCGTCAGCAAGCTGATTTAAAATTTCGGCTCCTGTATTACTGTAAACTTTGAACCTAACTTGCTGCCCTGTCACGTAATTTTTGGAGGCAAATGTCGGTCTAACTTTCGGCATTTTGCACCCCCAAATTTTTTCTTAGCTTATGCGAAATATCCGCCTGGTTTGATTTCGGCATCAATACCATCCACAGAATCTTGAATATCCTGTAATGATTGAGCCGTATTCGTTGGCAAATTATCCGTCTTGGCCTTAACGGCATCAACGTTTGCGTCCACAGTGTCTACTTTTCCTTCAACTGTATTTACCGATGTTTGAACCGCATCCACTTTTCCGTCAACGGTATCAACCTTTGACTCGATGGAAGCAGTTTGAGATTTTACATCATCCACATCAGCAGCGGTAACTTTAACGGTGCGAACTGCACGGTCACCATTAACGACAGAAGAAACTTTCTCCTGCCAAAGACCAACCACGTCTGGTGTATATTCAAATGTATAAATCCCGTCGCCCTGTTCAGTAACCGTAGGGGCTGGTGATAAGGTGCTCCCATCAGGTTTACGAACAGCAACAACAAAATCGGAAACACCCGTGTTAAATTCCACGGCAACGTAGGCCACCTTGCGTAATTTGTTTATGGTAGCTTCCATGTTTCTATCTCCATTTCATTTTAGGCGAAGTGTCCGCCATTTGGTTTGTGATTATTTTCGTCGCTAAAATAACCACCCTTAATAAGTTCCAAAAATTTAATTTTGATAACTTCAATAATTCTCCGAGCAGTCTTCCACATTATTTTTCTCCTCGGATATAATAATACAACTGAATAGTAGACGCCACAGCTTTAATTTCAATCTCAACACACGGCATCTCATCAGACATTTCAACGTAAGGAAATCCATGAATCCACGGGCCCCAGATTTCCATACAGCGCATTCTCACCAAATAATTTCCATCCTCAGTATAAAATGCAAATTTCTTAATGTCAAAGGACGGCTTTAATTTGATACCCGTGGTATTTACTGAAACCGAATCAGAAAGGTAATGCGTTTGCATATACCCTCCTTATCGAGTCAAATAATTTTCCGCAGTCAAATAACTCGCAGGATATTGTTTCTTGCACATGTTACAAATAGCCCCAATGACTTTTCCAGACTTATCACAAATAGGAATCATTGTGCCACAGCACGAAATTTTCTTTTCACTTTTTCTTTGCGGTCTACGATAATTCACGGCACACCTTATTTCTTGGCTGCAACTCTCTTCGTCTTAGAACTGCGCCCAATTTTCAGAGCACCTTTGACGTAAGACATGTCTTCAGCCAGTGAACCAACTTTTTCTCTCAAACCTTTTTGCTCGTCGGAGAGATTTTTAATATTTTCATTCACATGATGCAAATCGTTTGTCATAATTTTGTGGAATGCCAAACGGTTCGCCACAAAAACAACAATGATGCCCACAAAATTGAGGACACCAATAACACCCGCTACGACCGCAAAAATATTTTTTAATGATTCAAGTTCCATTTTGAAACCTCCCCGATTACGCTTCGTCGTATTGAATAATGTAATCAATGGCGTATTCACCGATGGAGGCTGTATTGATTACTTCAAGTTGGAAAACCAGCCACGAAGTATAATCTCCGATATTGACCAGTTCACCATCCATAGAAATCGAATCATTCTCCGCAATATAATCGGTAAAAGAGACACGAGTGCCTTGAGCAGATTCTGTATCCACGGGCTGTTGATAGGTATTGACCACGGTGGAATTCACCTTGATTGTGAATCCAGGAGTGGGCATTCCCGAAACATACCAGGCTTTAAAGTTGTTGCAGAAATTTGCAGGGGCCACATCACAACGACAACGAATCCAGGTCTCGAAAGAATAGGTCGTCCCAGTGTTCGGAATACGAACAGGATAATCCAATTTATCCACGATACCATCATCAATGGAGATGAGGTTGGAAATATTTTTGGCGACCTCCCCGAAATAACTTGCAGAGGCCCAGCCGTAATTTTGAACGACAGCAATTGTGGCAGCCATTTTATTTTCTCTCTTTCAAAGGTTCTACATTCGGCTCGATATAATCACCGTCAGGAGAAATCCAATGACGGTCATCAGTTCCATCGGCACGAACACGGCCAATACAAATTCTATAAACGTAATGGGCAACAACAATGCCCTTACTGAGTCGCATTCTTTTTCGCTGAAAATAAAAAACTTTGTCGCCTGGTTCCACATCAAATTCACGAACCTCTACGCCATTCACGATGCGACCACGGCCAGCTATTAAAAAACTAAAAGGTGCCTCTACATGCTGCAAACTTTCCAGCGGGAGCACCAGTTGATTTTTCAAAACACAAATCGGAGATTTCTTATCCATTGAGATTCTCCTTAGAAACAATTTTTAAAAGGTCACGGAGCTTCTGTTCACCCTGCAACAGAAAATATTTTGCTTCTGAAAACAAAATCATGGCGTCACGATTTTTCGTGGACACCTTGAGTAAATAGTCGTTGATTTTTTTCTGTGCTTCGAGATAACGAGAAACACGCTCGGGATTTAATCGCATTTTTTTAACCTCTCATCACTGTTCATTGCCTCACCGAACTGATTCAAGACCACCAGGAGCTTATCAACCAAAATATCCCGAGAGACATGTGGAACAGGAATCTGTTCCTCGTTCGAGATTGCGGGGCCGTCCAAAGACATCACATGCGTTTGAAGCAACCCATAAAGCAAATTTTGATATTCCTGTGCTAAGGTCAATTTATCAGCGGACATGGTATCCTCACAATTTGAATCTTACATACTTAAATACGAATAACTGGGTAAAATATCATAGATTTTAGGCCAATAACCGAGGAAATACTCCCGCATTTTTATGCAAAAATGCAATAGTTAATCTGTGACAGGACTGTATTACAGTCCTGGAACTGATTAACTACATACTGGTTACAGACCTGTCCTGTATTACAGAACTGTCCTGTATACAGACTGTATTACAGTTCTGTAACTGTATACAGGCCGAGTCCAGGGGGTTTAAGAAAAGACGGGAAAGTAAACCGTGGGTTGACCAAAACCGCACTAAATAAACTCGGGCCCTCTTTCTCTTCTTAAAGGCTGGACTCACTCCCCTCCGCTTTCAGCATTCGCTGAAACTCGGAGCGGGGCTGGAACAGTTCCTGGCTTAACCCTAATTGTATGCTATCGTGCAACATATTGTAGGGAATCATACAATTCCTTGTATGGATTCATACAACCAGGGTGCATGAATTTTAAATGAGGTTCCATGCAAAAGCTCTGCCAAACGAGTGGCAAGGCTCGACGAGGAATGGTCTAAAAAGTCTGCCATCCCGTCTTGGACTCTCACAAATATGGAGCTTTTCTGTGCCAGGAAATTTTCCCAGGATTTTTTGGAAAAGTCCTGGATGGATACCCGAGGTCAGGTCGCAAATGTCCACCAGCCACAGGACATTTCTCGGGAGTGGACTATTTGTTCATTACTTGGTGAACATTCCAGTTGACAACTTGTTGACGACTTCAAAATTCCATTACTGGCAAAAGTTGTTCACAAAAATTCCAGTGCACATAGTGGGGCTATGGAAAACAGAGACTTTTCAAACTGGCCAAATTTTTTTCAGTATTTTGGAACAGGGCGCACCAGTAAGGGAGAGGGTCAGGTCGGGATTTGTCCCGAGCCTGGGACTATCCCTTTCAGGAAATTTGACTTTTCCCAGGGGCTCTGTGGTTGAGCGTAGAAACAAGTGCCTACTGAAAGAAAACGCTTTCCCAGGTCATGGGGCCCCTTTAAATTATACTTATATTATAACATATACTTATATATAGACTTATATAAGGCCCTGCCCTTGAAAGAATAAAAAGCCCATGCTTTCCCAGCCTTTGGGCTGGCCTTGTGCTTTCCTGTTATTCTTTGGCCGTCCCTGGGCTGGGGCGGGTCACGTTTTGCCCCTGTTATCTTCTGGCCGTGAAGGGGTGAACCTTTGGGACTATTGGCAGACCTTCAGGGATTGCCAGCCTTTGGGGCCTGGCTGGGGCTGGCTGGTGTTATCCCTGGGCCTTTGGCCTTTGGTGCCAGGTCACGGGGTCAAGGTCAAGGGCTGGCCGTGTGCTGGGCCTATGGCCTGGGCCTGGGGTGCTGGGCTGCTATCCCCTGGCCTGGCCCTTTAAGCACGTGTTAAAATATCTTTGGCCGTGCCCTTGACAATTCAAAAGCGGGGTGCTATATTTTAATCAGAAGGGAGGGCCGAACGATGAAAAGCCAAAGCGAACAAAGAAGGCAGGAAGCGGAAAGAATACTGGAAGGGATAGAAAAAAGCGGGCGGGTTTACTGGCTGGCCGTCTTAGTTAAAAGCGGGGCCCTTCTGGCAAGTGAAGCGGGTTATATGCTTTTGAATTGGGAGGGTTTAAAATGATTCCATTATTCAAAAACACTGAAGAGGCTTTAAAATACGGGGCCAGCATAGCGGGAAACGCTGAAGCCCTGGCAGAACTGAAGGCAGAACGGGCCCGCCTTGTCCTGGAAGGGCGCAAACTGCAAGAGGCTGAAGACTGGGCGGGAGCCCTGGCCCTGGCAAGCGGTCAAAGTCAATTCACACGGGAAGCCCTGGAAGCTGCGGGGCTTAAAGGATAAACACACCACAAACAAGGGAGGGTTAAAAATGGAACACGTCAAGCGCATTGCAAACCAAAAAGCACATGAACACGTTTCACGGCGGGAACCGTTCAAAGGGTCAAACCTTTACGCCGAATATAGAACGGTGAAACAAGATTCTTTCAGGGAGGCAATCAGGGAGGCTTTAGGGGAACCGCTGGAAGTTTACGCCGTCTTTTCATACGGTGAACACTTTCCCATTTATGCCTTTAAGGCGGGCCAGTGGTTCAGGAATAAGGATAAATACAGCGTGACCACTTCAAAACATCAAAGCCAGGCCAGGCCCTGGGACGTGTCACACTTTACAGACCTTGACACGGACGGAATAAAAGCGGTTTGCGGTCTTTAACTTTAACCTTTAAAGGGAGGTCTTAACATGGAAAAAACTTTCAAAGCTGAAACGGTTCAAGTCTGCAAAGTGGCCCGCCGTTTAGGGGTCATTGCCGAAAAGAAAACCCTTTGCCCTGGCTGCGGGAAAGTAAAACACTATGAAGCCCTGGCCTTTGAACTGCGGGCCCTTGAGGGCAGAATTAAAGAGGTGAACACACCCAAAGCGGACGGGCTGGAATGGTGCCAGGATTGCCAGGGCGGGAGGGGATAAGATGAAAGAATTCCTTTTCATGCTTTGGCAGATTTTTAAAGTGGGCCTGGTCTGTATAATCTGGGCCCTGGGGCTGGTAGTCAATGCCTGGGCCCTGGCCCTTTGCGCCCTTGTGGGGATTATAGGCTTAACAGTGGCCTTTTTTGGGTCACTGATTTTTTTCAATATTATCATTCTTGCAATGGGTTTAAAGTAAATTGTCATAACTTTGACACGTGTTAAGTCTTAGGACAAAAGGGAGGTCATAAAATGGAACTTTGCACACACGGCAAACCGATAACGGGCTATTGCCAGCCCTGCGCCCAGGCCATAGACGGCGGGGACAATATGCTTTTAATGGTCAAGATTCGGGAAGTATACGGGAATAAAAGGGTTTATGTTCAATCCTTCCAGGCTGGGGCTTTAAAGGCTTTGACTGGACGGGAAACCTTGACGGATTCAGATATAAAGGCACTTAAAAGCCTGGGTTATTCCTTCCAGGTGCTGGGGAATAGTATTTTATAGGGTTTTACGGGGCAAGGAATAGGAAAGAATGAGGCGGGGAACACGTCCCGCCCGCATAAACCCAGCCCCTGGGCTATTCTTTCCAGTCCCCTATAGTCAAATAACCCTTTAAAACCCTGGTTTTCTTTATCCTATATACTGGGGCAAGCTGGGGACTTATTCACGGACTTTTTAACCTGGGAGGGCTTAACTATGGCAAGGCAATCTTTAACGGAATTCATAAGGGCCAATAGGGCCGAACTTGACGGGGCCATAAAGCGGGCAGTCCCGAACATTGGCAGCCTAAACGATTCAGACCGTAAAGACTGGGTTTTAAACGATGAAGGGCTTTACAATTGGGCCAGGTCTGAAGGGGTGAAGGTTTAACCCTGGCCGTCTTTTAACAAGGGAGGCTTTACAATGGAAGCGCAAAAAATGACACTGGCAGAAGCCAGGCAGATTTTAGGCAATCGGCCCCGCTGGGAACTTTTGCAGATAAAGCGGGCCTTGTCCATGCTGGAACTTTTGAACACCCCAGAAGAGGCCCAAAGGCTGGAAGCTGCAAGGCTTTTACTGGGTGCTATGCCTAAGCCCTGGGCCTAAGCCTGGGGAACCTTTAAACCGTGGGAGGGTCTTTTTATGCGGTCTTTAATCGCTGGGGCCCTTGTGCTGGCCCTGGGCCTGGCCTTCACTGGGCCAGCCTGGGCGGGCAAGGGCGGGAAGCTGAAAGCCTGCAATGATTCAAGCGGGCGGGTCTACTACGTGCCAAAAGCTGGGAGCGGGAAGGGGCTTTACTGGGGCAGCAGTCCGAAGACGGCCCAGCCCCTAAAAGACGGGCAGCGGGTTTATATCATACCAAAGCGGGGCAAGCGGTAAAGCTGGCCCCTGGCTGGGAGGGGTGAACATGCGCTATTATGTCCTATTTTATGCGGGCCTTGTGGCCTTCTGGGTCTTCCTGGGCTGGCTGGTCTACGGGGCAGCCCTGCGGGCCGTGTCCCAGGCAATGGGCCAGGCTGGGGCCATGCTGGGGACTTTTTGAGCGGGTGACCTTGACACGCTGGGCCCTGGGTGTTATACTTGAAGGGGCGGGGCCCTGGGTGCCTGGGGTGTGCCTGGCAGCGGAAAGCGTTTTCCTGGGAAGCGTTTTCACGGGGACGGGGTGACTTTGGCCGAACCTTGAAGACGGGCCCCAGTGCTAAAGTGTCCAGTAAATGTCAAATTGATTTTAAGGGTTCAAACTGAAAATTGCCCCGCTGCAAAAGTGTATCAGTTTAAGGGTGTTTTAGGACTTTGACGTTTTGGCCGATTTTTCGCTTGTAGATTCAAAAACTGGGGATTTTTCTGGGGAAAATCTGGTATTTTCACAAGTGACCCGAAAACCCTTTGCCCCAGGTTATTCCAGCGTGTTTTTGCGGGTGTTTTTCGGCCCCTGGCGGGGCCCTGGCGGGCAGCTTTTAAACACCTGGCAGCATATTATAGGATGATGACGGGCCAAAGGCTGGGACAAAGCCCGTGACATTTAAGGCATAAAATTTTGATAATTTGATGACGTTTTCAGCATAAGGGCGGGCAGAATGCGGGACAAAGGCACGGACAAAAGGCGGGACAATTCGGGAGGGATTGAACGGTGAAAGCGTTTTCTCAAAAATCCATTCGGGCCAGCCTTCAGCAGAAGAGGTCAAGGGGCCCCAGAATTCCAGGGCCTGGCCCTGGCAGACTGAAAAATATTTTTTGCCTGGCCCTTGTTTTTTGGGCTGGGGTGTGCTATACTTTATAATGCAATAGGGCAGCACGAACAAACAAACCTTAAACCTGGGAGGGTTAAAAATGACGCCGAAAAAATTACAAGAGATTTTAAAAGACGCCGTAAAGCACGGTGAACAATTGCTTATCGTGGGCCCGCCTGGCATTGGCAAAACGGATATTGTCAAGGCGGTATGCAAGGACTTAGGGGCCGACATGATTATATCACACCCCGCCGTGTCCGACCCCACGGACTACAAGGGTTTACCGTTCAAAGTGTCCGACAATTCACACGCCGAATTTTTGCCATTCGGGGAAACCTGGCGGGCTATTCAAGCGGACAAAGTGACATTATGGTTTATTGATGACCTGGGCCAGGCTTCTGAAGCGGTTCAAAAAGCCCTTATGCAATTGCTTTTAGGGCGGAAGTTAAACGGTCACAAGTTAAGTGACAAAGTGGTTTTTTGCGGGGCCACTAATGACATAGGCCATAGGGCAGGTGTCACGGGACTTTTGGAACCCGTAAAATCCCGCTGGGATTCAATCGTGAACCTGGAACCGTCACTTGATGACTGGTGCACGTGGGCTTATGGCAATGGGCAGCCTGCGGAATTGATTGCATTCCTGCGGAACTGTCCCGAATTGCTTTCCCACTTTGAACCGACCAAAGCACTGATAAACCAGCCTTGTCCCAGAACGTGGGCCAGTGTTGGCCGTAGAATTGCCAGGAACCAGCAGGACTTTGACTTGATTGCTGGGGCCGTGGGGAAGGGTGCAGCCCAGGAACTTTTAGCATTCCTGGAACTGGCAGCAAAGGCCCCGTCCCTGGACGCTATCTTGATGAACCCGAAGACTGCGCCGATTCCTGAAAAGCCAGCCCTTCTTTATCTTGTGGCTGCGGGTTTGTCCCAGCGTGCTAAGAAGGATAATTTTAATCGTGTCTATCAATACCTTTTGAGGCTTCCCCAGTCATTCAGAACTATGGCAATCAAGGACGCTATCAATCGGGACAATTCCTTGACGGGCACGGACACTTTCACCGCTTATGTCACGTCTGCGGAAGGCAAAAGCATTTTATAAACCGTTTTGAAAACCTGGGAGGGTTTGAACATGGACAAAATTTTGACACGTGCCGTATTAGTGAAGGTATCAATCAGCCAATTCAATCCGAAAAGGCAGGACGGGAAAACCACGGCGGAAGTCCTGGCCGACAAAGGCGCAAAGTCTACCGCTGGGGTGTGGATTAAAAACCTGGTAGACCCTAAAGCCCTTGAGGCTATCAACACGCTGGCCCAGGCTGCACGGGCTGAACATTACAGGCTTTCGCTTCCCTGGGCGGATGAAGGCTGGCGGATTCTTCCCACGGCCATTTATATGAAGTATCAAGAGGCCATGAGGGAAAAACGGACGGGATTTTCCTGGGAGGTTCAAAAATTCCTGGATAAATATCCCCAGTATATTGAAGAGGCAAAGGCAGCCTTAAACGGCATGTTTAACCCTGGGGACTATCCGACCCCTGAACAAGTCAAGGGAAAATTCGGAATGAAAATTGACGTGGCCCCGCTTCCCTGCGGAAGTGATTTTCGGGTGTCCCTGGGAAGTGATGAACTGGCAGCAATGCAGCAGGATGTTGACCAGCGTGTTAAGGAAGCCACGGCCCAGGCAGTAAAAGACCTTTGGAACCGCCTGGCCCAGCCAGTAAAAGCAATGGTCAATCGTTTATCGGAACCCGATTCCATTTTTCGGGATTCACTGATTGATAATCTGCGGGATATTATTGACCTGGTGCCGTCCCTGAATGTCACGGGTGACCCTGCACTTGACGCCGTGGCCCAGGAATGCAAGGTCAAACTTTCGGGCTTCAAGGCTGAAGACCTGCGGAAAGATAAAGCCCTGCGGAAGAGTGCAGCGGAAGAGGCGGACGCTATCTTGAAGAAAATGGAGGGCTATATCTAATGACCCCGACACTTTCAAAAATTGACAAGGCAATGAACACCCTGGTTTTAGACCAGCCCTTTTTTGCCGTGTTGGCAATGCGCCTTGAACAAGTGGAAACCAAAGAAGTCCCGACCTTTGCCACGGACGGAAAACGTCTTTTAATCAATCCCGATTTTTGCGCTTCATTATCGGACGGGGAAGTTGTGACCGTCCTGGCCCATGAAGTTTTGCATTGTGCCCTGGGCCATATATGGCGGGCCCCTGCGGGTGCAGACCTTCAGACCTGGAACCTGGCAATTGATAATGAAACGAACTGGGAACTTGAAAAGGTAAACCGTCAAAATAGGGGTGTCCCGCCCTTCCCGTGGCCGTCCTGCGGGAAAGTCATGGAAGACCGCTTTGAGGGCTGGGCTGCGGAACGGGTTTATAAAGTCCTGGCAGAAGAGAAGGCCCAGCAAAAGGAAGACCAGCAGGGCCAGCAAGGCCAGGGAGGCGGTAAAGGGCAGCAGCAGAAGGCGGGAGGCCAGGGGCAGAATAAAGGGAAGGGGCAGCAGGGCCAGGGGCAGCCTGGACAAGGCCAGCAGCAGGGCTTTGGTGACATTATCCCAGTAAAGAAGGATGACCAGGCCCAGCTTAAACAGGAATGGGAACGGGCCGTTATTCAGGCGGAAAAATGTGGGCGGGAGCGTGGGGATATTCCAGGGGCCGTCAAGGAATTGATTCAAGAGGTGACCAGCACTAAAGTTGACTGGCGGAATATCCTGCGGGACTTCTTATCTACCACGGCAAAGGAAGACTGGAACTTTGCCCGACCGAATGCCCGCTTTGAAGACACTGGCTTTTTAATGCCGTCCCTTTACAATGAACGGGCGGGCCACTTAGTTTTTGCAATTGATACCAGCGGGAGCACGTCAAGCGAATTGCTGGCCGAATACATAGCGGAAGCCCAGCAGGCCCTTGATGAACTGAACCCAGAAAAATTGACCCTTGTTTATTGTGACGCTAAGATTCAACACGTCCAGGAATACGAACCAGGGGACAAGATTGAACTGGAAACCTATGGACGGGGCGGGACGGATTTTCGGCCCGTGTTCAATCATTTTAACAAGGCGGATGAAGCCCCTAAAATCGTGGTTTACTTGACCGACCTGGAAGGGACTTTCCCAAAGGAAGCCCCAGAATATCCCGTCTTATGGGTGACCGAAAACCACGGCCAGGAAGTCCCATTCGGGGACTTGATTGAAGTATAAACCAGCAGCCAGGGGCCCAGTAAGGGCCCCAGGAATTGGAGGGTTAAAACATGTTAGTCTTTTCAGGGGATAGAAAATCTTTGACGGTCAAGGCTGGAAAGTTTTTCCAGAAAATTTTTGGCCATGCCTTTATCAAAATTGCTTTATGGGACGGATATAAAAGCCTTTGTTATTTTGAGGCGGGAACTTTCCGAATTGCCGTCTATTAAAAGGGAGGTGTAAACATGGCAGACTTTCGGCGTATTGTTAGGAAGGTCTATAAAACTACCGTGGTTTACAAGCTGGATGTTTTACTGGCTGAAGAAAAACGCTGGGCCCGCAAAGCCACGATTGCCAATACTAAACTGCGGGCAGTCCGAAAAAAGATAAACACCCTGGCCCAGGAACTGGCGCAAAAGACCGTAAGTGTCCAGTAAGGGCAGCCCGTGGGAGCGGGTTCAAACTGAAAACTTTTAAGGGAGGTATCAAACTATGGAACCAATTTTTGAGGAAGTTTTGAAGGGCCATAAAATTGAGATTCATTCAGACGATGACGGTATCAATCCCCGCCATGAATGGGATAATATGGGGACAATGGTTTGCTTTCATGGCCGTTATAACCTGGGAGATAAAGACCACGGATTCAAACAAAGCAATTATGATTCCTGGGCGGAACTTCAGAAGGCCATTATCAGGGAGCACGGGCCTTGTTTGATTGCCCCGCTTTATCTTTATGACCATTCAGGTATCACAATTTCAATGGGTGAATTTTCTTGCAAGTGGGATTCTGGACAAGTGGGCTTTATCTTTGTCCCGCATTCCAGGATTCGCAAGGAATATTCTTGCAAAAGAATTTCAAAGAAGACCCTGGAACGTGCCAAAGGGTGCCTGGAAAGTGAAGTCAAGGTATACGATGACTATTTAACGGGAAACGTTTACGGATTCAAAATTTTTGATGACGTGGACGGGGAAAATGAAATTGATTCATGCTGGGGATTCTTTGGGGACTATGAAGAAGGGGCCCTGGCTGAAGCCCGTTCAATCGTGCATTCCAGGACGGACACTTTTAGGAATGCCGTTAGAGAAAAACTGCGGGAAGTGGAAAATCAAAAGAAGGCAGAACTGGCGGACAAGCTGGACGCTGCACTTGAACACCAGCAGGAACTTAACAAGGAAGTTTTACAGGCAGCTTAATTCTAAAATACGGCCAGGGTGTCCAGTAAAGGCCAGGTCACAAAAGGCGGTTCAAAATGAAATATAAAATCCAGTATAATGTTGGTAAAGTAAAATATCTTGTTAGTTTTTCAGACGGAACAAAAAGGCACAAGGACGGAAGCGAATTTTGGGATATTAAATGTTTTAAGTCAAAGGATAAAATGAATAAGTTTATCCTGGGTTTAAATAAGCAATAACTTGAAAGGTTAAAATCATGCTACAATTAGTCAAGGTGAATGCCATAAAACCCGAATACAGAATTGAGGGCTTATCCGCTGAACAAGTGCTAAGGATTCATTGCGCTTTAAAGGCCGTGCCACAAAAGCCCCTGGAAGTGGAAGTCATGGTGAACTGTTTGAACCAGGACATAAACCGTTTGAACAAGTCTGAAGGGAGGGAATAACATGTGCTTTGAAATGGGACATAGTGCAGGATGTTTGTGTAATAATTCGGGACGTGAAAAGTCAAAAGCCCAGGGATATAATCCAGTATCCGAACATGGAAAACTGCGGTTAATTCCAGCCAATGAGCCCAGGAATATTTGCTGGAACTGCGGAAAACTTTTTTCGGAAGACCCAAAACATTTTCTTCCAAAGGAAGTGGGACAAAAACAATATTTATCCTGTAATCATTGTGGAAAGGTGAACCACTTATAAATTTCTTTAAACACGGAGGGGCCACTATGACCGCCACGGCGAAAAAGGATATTGTTTCAGAATTGAAAGTTGTTTCCTTGCAGATTGAGTCTATTGAGGCCCAGCTTAAAAATACGTTCGACCTGCATAAGAAAACAGAACTGAAGGAACAATTGAAAAACAAGTGGGCCCTGGTTGACAATTTGCTGGATAAATATCCGCCCAGGACTTGACAAAAGTCTGGAAATATGGTATACTTATCTTAACGGAGGAACGAATGAATAGTCAAGACCGACAACGAATTCAAGAAATGATTGATGCAGCCAAAGCAGGTTCAGCGCAAGTCATTAAGCTGGATGAATTCGGGGTTTTGATGTTCAGGAATATTTACAATGAAGCCACGATTGCGGGATTGACCATAACGATTCTTGAACGTGGAAAGATTTTTCAAATTGAGCGGACATAGGGAGGTTAATATGACCTTAAAAGACTTGATAACAAAAAGCAATTTAAGTAAAGCAGACCTGGAAAAGGAAATTCTTTTCAGCAATGATGAAGAATTAAATAATCTTCATTCAGAAGCGCAAATTGCCGAACTGGGTAACACTGGAAAATTGGTTATCTATCCCTTAACAATGAGCAGAACGGAAATTTAAGATGAAGACCCGCTTTCGTGCCAGCATATATCTGGATGTTTTCATTGAAGGGGATAAACCCCTTGAAGAAGCACGGGCGGAAGCCACGGCACAAGTCAATGAACTGGTGCAATCAATCTCAGAAGTTGGCTTCAGGGAAGACTTGAACTATAGCAATCCTTATGTGGGAGGCGTGGCCCACTATGAACCAAAAAATTTGCTGAAGCCTCTGGACAAGGACATTTAAAATGTTAAGGATTAAATTGGATATTACAGACAAGGATGAACACAAACTTATAACACACCTTGAACACGTGCAATGGGCCATTGCTGGCGGAGAAAAGGCTGGCCCAGGCTGGGAACTGGAAGGCGAAAATGAAAGTCAAGACGATTCTAAAAAAACTTAGGACTGAAAATCTTTTCGGAAAACCCGTTAAGATTCTTAAAGTGTCCAGTAAAGCCCCTAAAGAATTAGAGGGTAAAACTGGAACTTTAACAAACCCATTTGCGGGATTCGAGGTTGAGGGTATTGGAATATTCCTGGATAACAATGAGCCCGATGTTTGCAATCTGGGCCTGGAAGATGATATTGAAATAATTGGTTAATTTGTCCGCAGCGGGGCCTCCTCCCTAACCCAGTCTCCTCCCAGTCTGGGTTTTGGCCCCGCTAATATTTTAATGACCAGTAATCACGCACACGGAGAACAGGTTTAAATGGAAAAGGAACTTAACAATAGATGTATTGAATGTGGTTGCGTATTAGATGAGGGAGAATATGACCTTTGCGAAGCATGTAGAGAAAGACTGGATAATGACTAACCCTTGACAAAATTAGAAAAGTATGCTATAATTAAAGGGCTTTATGAACCTTGCGGACATGCTGAAAGAGATTAGATTTTTTGGAGTGAAGCCCACGCTTGATTCTATCGAGCAGGTAAAATCTCCCAGGTTAAGGTTAAAATTGAGAAGGCTATTTGAGGAAGCCTTTCATATTTTGAGAGTTGGAGATTATCGTTATCAGAATATCACGTGGCCCGATACTACCAGGCCCAAAGGAGAAAATCAAAATGGACAAGATTGAAACATCCTACAAAGGTTACAAAATTGAACACGATATTGATTATGATAAAAAAGAGAAGTGGGTTTTAAAGGATGACGATGACACTTCTGTTTATGAACATGCGTCCCTGGCTGCCGTGAAAGAATATGTGGACAGGTTGAACAAAAAAGGATTCAAGACGTTCACGATTCTTTACGATTCTGGATGGGGAAACAATAAAGGATATATTCGTCATACGGTCACATCCATTGATGACCAGGGTGATTATTGGATTAAAAATGATGAAGGCAGGCGTCAAAAGATTCGTCCTGGGAATGCCGTGGTAGATTCTCCCGAGAATGCAACACTCATTCAGGAGATTCGAGCGGTTGAGGCCGAAGAGGATAAGCTCCAAAAAAGACGCCATGCTTTGGAGAAAAAGCTCAAGAGACACGGAAAGAACGATGACTAAGTGGAACTACTACGTCAACGATTTTGAGTTTGAATGGCCCGATGGTGACGGTGGGTATACTTATCTGAAAGCAAATTTTCAGGTGAATGCCTGCCGTTATCTCTTTGGTGATGACGCCGATGGAAACCGTGGCGTCTATGTCACAGAGAGAGAACTTGTAAACATTGAAGTCAAAGATGACACGGGCAATCCTATTGAACTTAAACCAGGCATGGAAGAACATCTTGCCGATAGAGTCAGAGAAGAAGGCAGCGATTTAGAATAACACGGGAGGGAGTTAATGAATAGGCCCCTCAGAAATCCCGAATTGACCAAAAAAGAGCGAGTCGCTCAAAAACGTCAAGCCCTCACCCAGGAACTGTATACGGTCTTTACCCGTTCATACGAAATGGATAGGGCCTGGGGTGTGCCTCAAAGAAAAGCATTTGAAAAAGCCTTTCAGCTTCTGAACAAACGAGTAGATGAGTTGAATAAGCAGAAGCCCCAGGAATCTTCCTTTGTTATCGGTTGTCGTGGGGAAGTGAAAGACCTGGTTCTTAAACGTGTCGCAGAGCTTGAAGGACAGGTAAACAAACATGACGGAAAGAAAACAGCCAAAATACACTCACATAGAAATTAAGTTGTGGGTGTTTCGTTTTTCATTTTACAAATTAAACCATAAATGGACAATCAGATTTGAAATGTCCAGCGGGTGGGAATAATATGTGTTTACTGAAAGACCATTCAAAAACTTGTAAGTGTCATTTGACCACAAAATTTAAGGAAAAGAAAACTATCTGTTTTGTTTGCAAGAAAAGTGTGGATAAGGTTCTTGATTTGTGTGCTACCAGTAAAGACCTATGTAGCATTGAGTGTGAACGAACGTTTTGGTTGGATATTCTTTATTAAGGAGCCTCTTCATGTTAAAACTGAATTTAAAAAGTATGGGAGAGTTATTTACCTCTGCCCAGATTGAGGATTTTATCACCAAGAATTTCTTTAATCTGAAAACCAGTGATGTAATCAAACTCCGTGCTTTGATAAAAACACTCCACGAAAAAAGTATTAAGGCTGAACTCCTCTGGGATAGTAACTTCAAGGATAAACAAAGTATTTTCTCCCTGGCAGTTTTAAGGTTGAAGCAGGTGTATGGGGACGATATTCATGTGGCCTGTATTGAAGATTTGGGAAGGCTCACAGATAAACAATATGATTCCTTCTGGGAATTTTGTAGGAAAATCTCTGAGTATAAAAGCTATCAGAAAAGTATGTCATTACGGGCGAAAAGAAAATACTTGACAACGCACAAATAATGTGGTATATTTAAAGGAGACCAATGAAGCTAATCTACTCTGACAAGATAAGTGGTAGTTGCAATAAATGTCATGGCCCCTTTACTGGCGGTTTTCTTTCTTTAGATGAAAACGGCACGGTAACGGGTATGCTGTGTAAAGAGTGTCGGCAGACTGAAGAAGTAGAGACCAATAAAACTGTCACGCTCACCGTGAAGAAGTTGCAAGGTTCTTTTATGCAATTTATTCTGAAGCAAGACCTATACCAGGTTGTGACTTGCAAAAATTTAATTTTGAAAAATGATATTTTAACAGGCGAAGAAGTGAATCGTTATATTCAAAATCCGAATGTAGCGGTCACTATTAGGCATTAAGAGAGGAACTCTCATGGCTTTAAGATGTGAACAATGTCCATTTCATAAGCAATCCCGCAGCGGTTTTCTGTGCACTAACTTTAATGAGGGCGTTGGTAAAAAGGACGCTAAAGTTATGTTGGTGTATGATGCCCCCTTCTCTTCTGATGTCTTATCAGATAGGTTTGCCTCTGATGACCAGTATAACACTCAGATGTCACTCTATTTGAGCAGACTGGGACTGAAGCTGGAAGATGTTTATACCACTTCTTTCGTGAAATGTTTTATTGCGGATAAGAAAAAGAAGCCCACAAAAGGTATCAAGCAGAAGTGCGTGGATTTATATCTTTCTCAGGAAATCAAAAACATTAAGCCAAAAGTAGTTATTCTTTGCGGGAGTATGGTAACAAAATGGTTTTTGCCTGAGTCTCAAACATTGTCCCAGATTGTGGGACAGTCGTTCTATTCCAATGAATATAAAACCTATTTTATTCCAATCTTCGATTTGTTTTATCTGGCGAATTTTCATAAGCAATCTATCCAGGCACGGAAGATGGACAAAGCCTTTGCTAAAGTCAGTGTTCTTTTGAACGGTAAAGAGACGAATCCGAATAAGCCCGAGAAGATTGTATACTTCAGCGATTGGGATAAGCTGAAGTCATTAAAATCTGTGGTTACATGCGACGTTGAAACGACGGGTCTTGATGACTTTGAAGACCGCATTGTTACGGTGGGTGTAGGCGACAACGAAACCCGAGTAGTTTTTGATGTGTCCGATTGCTCTGGCTATCCAAAAATTCTTGCATTGCAAAAAGAAATGGATGCTGCACGCAAAGCCAATACAGACACAGAGGCTGAGAATGAAGCAATAAAGGCTGGCAATAAAAATAAGAAAGCAAAAGATAAGCTCCCGTTTAAGTCTTTACCTTACACGGATGACTACATCGAAGAGCGACGCAAAAAGATAATTGAAGTGGTGGGTCAGACCTTCATACCACAAATTGTTGCCAAGATGGTTCCAGAATTAAAGAAGCGGAAACTGGTTTTCCAAAATGGTCTCTTTGATTTAAAGATGTTTCTACGTGATGGCTTTGATTTAACGGATAGTTTTGCTGGGGATACCCGTCTTCTCCAATATTTAATTGACCCACTTGGAGCCACGGCATTAGGTTTTATGGTGCAGCTTTATTACGGGGTCAATTATAAGGAAGCCATTGACCGTGGAAATATTCTTGACATGGATGGAGACGAACGTAAGTATTATTGTAACGAGGATATTTTCTACACCTACAAGCTGTTCAGTGATTTGTATGCGAAGATTAAGGCCCAGGGCAGCGAGCTTGCTCACGGTATCAAAATCAATCTGGCCAAAATTTTGGCGCATACAGAACGGCGAGGAATTAAAATTGATTTAAAGAAAGCCGACCAATTGGTTCAGTTTTATACCGAACAAAAAACAAAGACTGAGAAAAAATTCAAGGACAAGTTTAGTCTGTCTCCCGAATTCAATTTGAACTCACCAAAACAATTGAGCAAATTGCTGTATGAAGATTTACAATTGCCTGTGTTGCGTAAGACGAAAGAAGGAAATCCGTCTACCGATGAATACGCAATCAATATGCTGGCAAGTCGAAGACCCTCCCTGGATGTTTTAGTGGATTACAGAACCTTTAAGGGTCACATTGAGAAGTTGGAACTTTACAAACGAAACACAAGAGCAGATGGACGCCTGAGAACTCAATTTGATATGTTCGCTCAGGATTCGGCCCGTCTTATGTCAAAGAAGCCGAATATCCAAAATGTTCCGAGGGATAGTCTTTACGGGATTTCTGCAAAAGACATTGAGAACTTTATGACCCAATATGGGTGGAAGCCCGATATTAAGGGAATCTTTGTTGCAGAGACTGGTTATTGTTTTGTGAAATATGATTACAAGGCCATTGAATTCCGTGTGTGGATTGAACTGGCAAAAGACCCAAAGGGCACTGAATTTATTCAGAGTGGCCGTGATATTCACGCTTACATTGCCAGTCAGTTTTACCGTGAGGATGAAGCACTTTTCCTGGATAAGAAAAACGAACCGTATCAGGAAAAAAGAAACCGAGTTAAGGCTATCGTTTATGGTTCCATGTATGGCCGAACCCCCGAAGGTATCGTTAAAGAACACGGCGGGACAATTGAAGAAGCCGAACAGATTCAAAGAATTTTCTTCAGTATCTGTCGTGTTGGATACTTGTGGATGAAACAAGTTGAGCAGCAAGTTATGAAAGACCATCATTTGAAAACTCCTTTCGGGGCTCATCGAGTATTCCCTGATATTGAGTTGGCCATTGGTAATAAGAAGGATGAAATTCTCCGTGAAGCAAAATCATTTATTGTTCAAAGCTGGGCTGCGGAGCTTGGATTTATCGGGATGTCCCGAGTTTGGGCAAAGATTCGGGAATTGGGTCTGGATGCGTTTTATGTTCACCAGATTCACGATGCAGGGATTATCGAGGTTAAAGTAGAACAGGCCGAAAAGCTACAAAAGATTGTCAAGACCTGTGCCACGAATCCCTACAGCAAAATGAAAATCCCGTTGGATGTTGATATGAAGGTTGGACATTCATGGGCTGAAGTTGGATAAGGAGGAACAAAATGAAAACCCTAATCGGACTGCTTCTAATTTTGGCAGGAATCGCTCTGGGCCTGTATGTGGGAATCTGGCTTTGTTTTATTGGCGGTATTGTGGACGTTATCAATGCCATCAAAACAACCCCAGTGCCTGCGTTACAAGTGGCCGTGGGTGTTGCCAAAGTTATTTTCAGCGGATTTTTAGGCCAGTTGAGTTTCTGGCTGTCTGCTGTTGTTGGGTTAGCATTTATCCAATCGGATAATTAAAACTTGACAACGCACATTTTTTGTGCTATACTTATAAAGTGAAAGGTTAAAACCTAAAAGGAGGAAGTAAAAATGCAATTTCAATTACCGAATGGCCAGATGTTCGACACGGAAAATCCGTGCTGCCCGACCTGTGGCGGAGAAATGTGGGATAATCGGAATAACAAAAAGAATCCGAAACAGCCCGACTTCCGCTGCAAAGACCAAGAATGCAAGGGTGATAAGGGTTACCAGACAGGCGTCTATCTACCCAAAGCTAAGGGTAAAGCCCCTGCTCCTGCGCCCGCCAAGCCCGTGCCTGCTCAAACTGCGAAGCCCGCTGCTGCGCCTGTTGCGAGACCCGTGACGCCGACACCTGCCCCTGTGCAGAAGTCTGGTGGAAAAGGTGATTATGGCAATACTGTGCCTCCCTCTATGTATGGAGCCTGGGCCATGAATTTGGTTGTGGCTTTGGTGGCTAAGGACAAAGTTACGTCTGTAGCCGAGGGTATCGCTGCCTATAAAGAGGCTCTCAAGGGTGTTGGTGAGACCATCGAAGAGAATAAGAAGACCCTGGATGCCAGAACGCCGTTACCGCCTGCACAGCAAGAGAGACAGGTTGCAAAGCCCGCTCCCGCTGCGCCAGTGGCCGAAACACCACAAGCTGCGTCTGAGCCCTTACCCGACCCGTTACAACAAATTGAACAGGATTTGGGGACTGCTGGCGTGGATGAAATTTCCGCCGAAGACTTGTCCAATTTGGACTTATAATCGCCGTTGGTGAGAATCCTATGACGGATGGGCCAACCCAGAGGCGCAACGTGGGCCTCTTTAGGATTTCATTAACGGTTTAAAGGAGAATACAATGGGCAGAAAACCCAAGAAAAAAGAAGACCAGGCCCCAGTAACAGACCAGGCAACTCCCGAGGTTAAAACTGAAGTTGCCAGTTCAGAAACTGAGACTAAAAAGAAAAAAGCTCCCAAGACTGAATTGGAGCAGCTTCTTTCTCAGATGGAGTCTCAATTCGGGGAAGGCTGTATTGTGACCGCCGAAGAATTCTGTGAGGTTGTGAAGATGCCCACGGGAATCTTGTTGGAGGATATTCTCCTACGTGGTGGCATTCCTGAATCCTGTATCGTTCTAAAATGTGGCGAGGAGAGTTCAGGAAAAACATTGTCTTCTCTTTATGAGGCTGCTGAGTTGACAAAGAAGGGTATCCCTGTTATGTTTGTGGATGCCGAGCATTCTTTTACGAAAGAATGGGCCATCAAATTAGGTAATGACCCGAAGCATTTTTATGTGGCCCAGCCCGCTGATTTGGAAAAGGCCGTGGATATTACCGATATTGCCGTCAGAAGTCGTAAATTTGGCATGGTAATTTTTGATTCATTGACTGCTGCTATTCCGAAAGAAGCTGTGGAGAAATCGGCCTATGAAGTTCAAGTCGCATTACAGGCCAGAATCAATTCCAAGCTCTGTCAAAAAGTTACCGCAGGTTTGCAACCCGAAAATCTGGAAGACCCCACCACGCATAATAAAACAAGAGTGATTTGGATTGCTCACTTGAAACAAAAGGTGGGAGTTGTTTATGGTAATCCAGATATTATTCCTGGCGGTAAGGCAATTCTTTTCCACTCGCATTACATTATGAAATATTCCAAAGGTGCTGTTTTAAAAAATGGGGATGACATCATTGGCCGTGAAATTAGAATTAAGATTGAGAAAGCCAAGTATTCCCGTCCTTTGGTTTCTGGGGTCACTGAATTTTTCTTCGAGCCTCCCAGAATCAATAACGCCAAGACACTCATAGTTTATTCCATGAACTTGGGACTCATTCGCAGAGTCAATAAAGAAGGCCAGGAACATGAGAAAGGCCAGTTTTATGTTTATGGTGATGTCACGGCAAAAGGTCAGGCGGAACTGGTTCAGATTTTGAAAGAGCGACCCGACCTGTTATCTAAACTGAAACAATCCATTATTGCGGGAGCCCAGAATGTTGAAATCAAACCCGAAACAGAAGAAACCGAACCAAGCGGAACAACTGAAAAATCTGCGAAGACTGTTTAAGTTTAATGCAGATGGAACTCCCGACATTTACTCTTACGGAGTTTTTAAAGTTGGTGTTTCCTCTACGGAGATTGACGAATATCTTCAGGTTCGTCTGAACACCCTTAATATCAAGCGAGTTCGCCAGGCTGTCAATGGAGCATTCTCGGGAAGCACTTGTCCTGTTGCTTCTTTTAATAGACAGTCTGTGTGCCTGTTTTATCGCCACGATGTGCAGCGATTCGCTGATTTGGTTATTTCAAAAACGCCAACCTATTTTGATTAAAAGCGAGGTCAACCATTATGAAAGAAAATCTCCTCAAAATCCTCAAGCTCTTCACGTTGTCAGTGATAAGTTTTTGCGCTGGCTTTATTATCCTATCAAGCATCTTCTATGTCCGCACCATTAAAGAAGAAATTGTTGTGGTTCAGGACATGGTGCTTGAACTTTACGAGGCTCAGGCTGCGATATATGCCAGTCAGAGTTATGTAATTATAGGACTGGAAGAAAATCTTGAGACCGCTAAAGCAGAGGCTATCAAAAATCGTGATGAACTGGCTCAGACGATTTTGGGAGTTGAGACTACAGTCAATAATAAGATTTCCGTAACTGATGAGGCATCGAAAAATAGGGATACTGCCATTTTATCCGCTGTTGCCAAAGAGCTTCATCGGCCAGAATATAATGAATTGAAGAGTCACACAGTGATGATAATCGCTGAAGAAAAAGCTAATCCAGAACATGGTAGTTTGGGAACTGGCGTCGTTATCAAAACCACAGAGTCTTACACATACATTGTGACCAATAAGCATGTTTGCGAGGGTGACGATGCTACTCGTTGTTATGTGTTTGACCCCGAGACTAAAGCTGAATATGCTGTTTCCATTGTAAAAAGACACAGCCAACATGATGTTCAGATTGTGAAAGTCAGTGGGACAATTCCTGATAAGACACCAGTAAAAGGAATCAAGGACGTTTCTCACCAACAAAAAGTCTATCTGGTTGGTCATTATCTGGGAAATAGTTTCTTCTATGCTGAGGGCGTTGTCGCTGGTTTTGCCAGAGAGAATGGAGATTTGGTTGTGGCTGCGCCTGCGGGCCCTGGTAATTCTGGGTCTGGGATTATTACGCAGGATGGTTACTTAACAGGAATCTTGTATGCAGGGAATGTTGTAGGTTCATTTCCCTTTATGACACTTGATTTAACACACAGTCTTTGCGTAAATTCTAAAGTGCTGAGATTGTTTTTGGTGGGTTATATCGAATGACACAAGAACAAATTTCAAAAAGAGCAATAGCTGTTCTTGAGGGGCTCGCTCTCCTTTGGGAGAATGGGCCGAAAACACTTCAACGGGCAGAACCAATGATGGATGCCGTCTATCGGTATTCGCATATAGCCCGTGGAGATTGTAAAAACCCGCACGCCGATTGGCTTATTGAAATGAATCAGGTATATGAATCCTTTATTAAAGGTGGCCTGATTACGAGGTGTGATGATGGTAATCGGACTGAGACAGAGAACCATTGAAAGACTGGCTCATCGTTATTGGATAAAAAATCCTAAACGGTCAGCCGAGGAGAACTGGAAGCTCGCAGAAAAGCTCCTCGCAAAACTTGAGAAGAGATACTGGAAATGAAAATTCTTTGGTTTGATAGCGAAACGGGTGGTCTAAAACCCAAATTAAATCCAATCCTCACTCTCGCAGGAATTATAGAAGTCGGCGGGAAAGTGGTGGAAGAATTCTATTTTAAGATTAAACCCTTTCATGGCCAGATTGTAGAAGACGGGGCCTTAAAGGTAAATGGGATTACTCGGGAAGAAATTGCCACCTTTGAAGAACCCAGAATTGTCCACGACAAACTTAATGCAATCCTGGGAAAATATTGTAATAAGTTCGACCGCAATGATAAGTTTATTCCTGGTGGGCACAACGTGGGATTTGATATTGAACAGTTGATTGCTTTTTATGAATTAGCTGGTGATAAATATCTTTTTAGCTGGCTTGATTATCATAAATTTGACACAATGACATTGAGCCTTCTCTTGAAAAAGAAGGGCTGGATAGATGTGCCAAACGTGAAACTGGAAACAATGTGCCAGGCGTTTGGGATTCAGATTAAGGCGCATAATGCTCAAGAAGATATTCGGGCTACCAAACAGTTATGGGAAGCCATAGAAGGCCGTTTGGTATATAAACCTTGACAACGTAGGAAAGTTATGCTATACTTATATTAAAGAGGGTATTGACATGTTTCAGAAATCTACACCAGGCTATGAGTTGTTGCAGAAAGAACTTGATGATTTAGAACGTTCTGGTGTTACCTCTTTGCCCAGTTTAAACGCCTTTCTTGAAAAGAATCACCTCTTTATGACTAAGGCAGATTTGACTGAGCTTAAAAAGATTATGACGCAGAACAAGAAATGGAAGATGGTCTGCGTTTATGACAGACAAATTGTTCGCAGAGGTAAGAAAAAATGATAGTTTGCTTAGTCCTATTCTTAATCGGTTTTGTGGAAGAGTTTATCGCCATTATCTATTATGGATTTGTCCGTAAAGGATGGAAGGGGCCATGCGCCTTCATGTCCATGTTGCGGAACGTGGTTTGGTTGATTGTTTCTGTGGGTATCTTTTCCAGTTTTTTGGAATCTGCTGAATTGAAGGAACAGATTTCTGTCTTCTTGTTGCGGGCTGCCAGCCATACAGTTGGAATCGGTGTAGGCGATTATTGCAGCCTGTTAGTAGAACCTTACATTGATAAAGTAATTCTGAAACTATCCCGAAAAGGAAAGCGTAAGGTTAGGTTTCATATTAAAGGTTCGATGAAGAATGAGTTATAATGCCTAAAGGAGGCGAGTTTAAATGAGACATTTTATTATGATTTTGTTGTTGTGCTTCTCTCTCACAGGATGTTCTCTGTTGCCAAAAATTACTTTTGACAAACCAGGAGTGACTCCGACAAGCACAGAAAAGTCGAACAAGAATGTTCGCTGTGCGGGCGAGTTAAAGTTGGCTGAGGATGGCACTGTTTTATATTGCTCAAAGGGTTATTATAACAATGAGCAGAATTATAAACAGGCGGAGAGAAAATTCACCTTACAGGAACGCATTGCCAATTTTATCCGCAACTTAACTGGATGGGGATTTTGGATTCTGGTTCTCTTGTGTGTGTTTACCCCCTTCGGTGGTGCAATCGTTGGTGGTATCTTGAATAATATTTACGGTATCGGTGCCCGAGGGATGAAAATGCTGGTTACGGGCATCCAAAATGGTAAGAAGTATGTCCGTGAAAACGGAACAAAATATACCGAAGCCGAAAGGGTTATCTATAATCAGGGTGCCAATGATATGTTGACTGCCATTGCAGCCGAGACTACAGACCTGAAAGTGAAAAAACAAATTGCTCTTTTAAGAGCGGAGGTAGATTAAACATGTTACAAAATCCTGATGCCAATATCATAAAAAGCCAGGGTATTGATAGACCCTTCCTTTATGTCTATTTGGCTGGACGTATTGCGGGAGATTGTATTGACAAGTGTCTATCCTGGCGTCATCAAATTGTGGATTATTACCGCAATTATAAAGGCAAGGGAGCGTATCCTATTGTCTTTTTGGATGCCTTGAATTCTAAAGAGGCAGATAGTATTGACACTAAAGGTCTAACTTCAGCCATACCGCCCAATATGATTTATGATAAAGATTTGTTGAGCGTTGAGACAGCAGATGTTGTTGTGGCCAATATGGCCGATTATATGGATGCGGGAATCGAAGAGCTTTTAAAAATCCCCAACCCCGATGAGTATAAAGAAGGTTCGGATTATCCCTATAAAGACTTTGATTTTTGCAAAGCCTTTTTTCAATTACAGGAACGTATTGTGAATCGGCGTCCTAATTGGGGAACGGATTCTGAGGTTTCTTGGGCCCTATATTTGAAAAAGCCATTGATTCTTATCGCCAGTTCGGATATTCAAAAATCCATGTTAGAAAAACATCCTTTTATGAAGAGAGCTTCCGTCATTGTGGGTTCTGCGGAAGAACTTCTGGATAAGAAATGGCTGAACATTCTTTACAAATCCATTTCAGGAGCGATTTATTAAACATGAAAGTTCTTTGTCCTTCGCCCGAGTTTTATTATTCCCTTGCCAGAGAACATGCTTGGTATGATTATCTTATGCGGGGATTTAAGCAAATTGCTGAGGTCGAATATTCCTCGGGGCTCACGAAATTTGCTTCTAAGTTCTTTGATAAAAGTTTATTGATGTTTGAGATTCAAGGGCGTAAAATCATTTATGATTATTCTGATTTTACAGGCAAACAAGTGCACGGAATAGATGACGCCGAATACTTTAAAGTTCAGGCCCTCCCCAAAGATGGCACTAAGCCTATTGGCCAAGTTGTAATGGATGTCTCATTCATGGATAAACTTATTCAACTGCGAGAAGTCAAAGACCAACGAGTTTATGATTATGATGTTGTTGGTTTGTTTCGGACAACGAATATGACTTGGAGATATAAAGCAGTTGAGATTGTCAACGCCAGACCTGATTGGCGAACTATGTGCGGATTGCATGTAAATAATCTAACAGAAAATGTCCCTGAGCCATTAAAACGCAACCGCCTTAAGTATGATGCTTATTTGAATCTTCAAGTCAGGTCAAAATTGGTATTGGTATTTGCAGGTCTCGGTGGTAAAGCAGCCTTTAGCTGGCGATTAACTGAAGCCTTAGCAATGGGCTGTGCTGTGGTCACACATTTCCATGACACAGTTTTACCGAACCATAAGAAATTCCAGCAAGGTATCATTGAGGTAAGCCCAGACTTAAAAGATTTGGAGTCTGTTATTGAGCATTACCTACAAAATGATGTCGAAAGAGAGCAAATAGCTCAAGTGGGCCGTGAGTATTTTGAGAAATATTTGGCTCCAAAGCAAATGGCTCAGAGACTAATCAAAGGGGCAAAATAATGAGTCCAGCAGACAACGTTAAAATCATCAATAATTATCTCAAGGTCTATCTCATCGGGCCAATGGAAAAAACTCAGGCCGATGATGCAGGCCGTGGTTGGCGAGATAAGATTCGTCCAGAACTTGAGGGGCTAATAGACCCCTCGGGGAATCCTATTTACATTTTCGACCCTACCCGAGAAGAGCAGAATAAGGTCGGCCTTGAACCAAAAGCCTTCCATAAAAAGCTCAAAGGATGGATAAGTGGTGGCAACAATGACAAGATTGCTGAGGGCACCCGCATGATTTGGAAGGGTAAAAGCTATCTTGAACCAGGCACAGAACCAGGAACTGAGAGATTGATTCATCTCCTGGGAGATGTGGATTATGTTTTAAATTCTACCTTTTTAATCGCCCGAATGGAAGAAGGCGACCAACCCTGTGGCACTTATGGTGAAGCCTGTATGGCATTCGCCAGCAATATTCCAATCTATGTTCTTCAAACCATGCCCCGAGAAAAATATCCAGTTACCTTTACAGGCTGGGTCTTTGGAAGCGGTGGTGATTTCTTTCCTAATCAAACCCAGTTGATAGAATTTCTGGTGAAGAAATATAATTTAAAACCCATCAAGAAATAAGCGAGGATTTTCCTATGCAGGTTACTTATTGCGATTTGTGTGGACTCCCAGTTCACGGAAAACGGTATTACTTGGTGGTGGTTGCAGATGACCCCAGACAGGGTGCACATAGACCACCGCAATCGAAGGAGCAATATGAGATAGACGAATCTTGTTATGCTCTTTTAGGTAAAATCTTTGATTTGAAAAAGGCCAAAATTGCCGAAATCAAAGAATATCTTGATGAACAATATAAGCTGCCCTCGAATCGCAAAAAGAAATCCAAGTCCAGAAAAGGAACCAAAATCTATTTCCATGTTCAACCAAAGAAAACTGGGAGTAAGTAACATGTCCGAATTTACTGAAGTAAAAGATTCTGGAAAGCGTCAGGAATTTTCTACGGGGTCTCGCAGAGATACAGATGATGGAAAGGGTTGGCCACATTTAGTTGCAGGGGAACCCTTTAATGTCATCCTTAATAAATATGGCTCCTGGACAACCACCGAGTTTCAGGTAGAGCAACCCCTTGTTGAATGTTTAAAGGAACTCTTTGCCTATAGCCGATTTGAAGAAACTCGGGAAGCAGGCGAAGACCATCTTCATAGAGCAATCATGTTTACTATGAGGGCTATTGCCGAGACAGAGGATGGGACATTCAATTCAGTTTTACGTCGTTTGGCGGTGCATTATCAAAACGGGGCTAAGAAATATGCCAAAAATAATTGGCGCAAAGGACAGCCCATTACACGATATTATGATTCAGCCATGCGCCACCTGGCAAAGGCTGTTGATGGTTTGAAAGATGAAGACCATCTTGCAGCCCTTCTGTGGAACTTATTTGGGATTGTTCAGATGAAGATTGACGTAAAGCGTGGGCTCTTACCACCCCAAATTGACGATTTTCCCTTTACTACGGGAGAAACTTTCGTAAAGGCCACATAATGGGAATGCCTGCATATTTCAATAAATCTGAATCCATCAAAAGCAAAGCCAACAAACGAGAGGCAAAGGTTTATAAGCACCTCGTGAGTGGGGCTTTGTCTTATAAAGGAGACTTTTCTGATGCGGAATCTCTGATTGATAATAAGAGCACAGAGAAGAAATCCATCAAGGTCACAGAAGATATGCTCCAAAAATTATTGGAGGATACCTTGACAATGAATAAAAAATATGCTATACTTATTTTAGATTTACCGAACTTCTATGTCGTAGGCAAGGTAGTCAAAAAGGATAAATCAGATGGCCCAAAAAACAAATAAAAAAGATGCTGGGGCAGCAAATTTGGATGCCCGAGGTAAAGTTCCTGCGCCAGCTTGGACTGAGGCCGTTCTTGACCATTTGGATAAGTATCGTATTCTGGTCATCGGTGACCCCCACTACGATGAAAAGCGTAAGAAGTCTATTGCTACCGCTGAGGAGAGCATCTTTCAAGTATTGGAGACTGAATTTAAACAGAAAAAAGTCGGGTTTGATATTTGTGTGATTACTGGGGACATCTATAATGAAACCCCCACAGTAGAAGAACGAGTCATGTTTGCGACCTTTTTAAATCGTCTGAGAAAAAGAGTAGGCAATATGATTCTTATTAAGGGAACAGATACCCATGAATTCACCAAAGGGTTTTACAACATGGAGGATATTATTCTTCTCTCCAACATTCAGGCTTATGAGGAGATTGAAATTGTTGATTTTGTTTTCGGGCATTATGAGGTTAAAGGGACTAAGTATGTAAATGGTTTTGAATCTAAAAGCGAGAGAGTTATTGACCCAAAGAAAACTTATATGCTCGGGCATATCCACTCTCCTCAGTGTTCTTTTGATAAGGTTCATTATGTAGGCTCAATTTATAAAAATGATTTTGCAGAGAGAAATGACCAGAAAAGAATTGCCATCATTGATAGGGGAACACTCCAATGGTTTCCTATTCAATCTCGTCCCATGCACCAGATTAAGCTGGTAGGAAAAGACGGTGGTGTAAAGGTTGATAAAGAGACCAAAGAATTTTTGCAGAATACTCCCGAAAAAAGCGAAATGGATTTGAAAATCGTGGTTGATACAGATGCTCAAAGTTTGGGAGCCATTGACAGACAAATTGCAAAAATCAAAGAGAAGTTTTCTATTGAATATTATGTCCAAGAGAAAAATATTCGAGAAGTCAAGGTGGATGTTCCCCAGAATTTGAATCAAGACTATCTCTTTGAAACTTACGTTAAAGCAAAGAATGTTCCATTGGAACTTGCCTTGAAAGAATACAAGGCGTAAAGGAGGAAATATGGAAGCTAAAGCCTTACCAGAGCGCATGGAAACACTGAAGAAGGACATCAATAAGCTCCTCTTTGAATTCAATCGGGAGGTGGGCTTAGAAATTTCCGAAGTTCATGTGCAACCCATGACTCTCAAAGAGTTGGATGGAAAATCTAAACTCATGGCGTATGATGTTGTTATCGGAATGGATTTCTAATGATTAAGAAATTTAACCTTGATGACATCATTGATGTTGTGGGTTCTCCTATAAAAAAGAATACCATGTCCCTGGGAATAGATGTTGCCCAGATTAAGACAGGTATGTGTCTTTTACGAACGGACGATAAGTTTCTCTATATCGAGGGCCTCTATACGCTCATTGCCAAAAAACAAAAGAATACGTTACACCAGATGGTTGACAAATACGTGCATGAGGCTGTCCAGATTAGAGAACAGTTAGAGAAAGATAGTGGGAAAGAAAAACAAACCAAAATTCTTATCATTGAAGATTGCTGGTTTGGTAAATCTGTTTGGACAACAAAAATTCTGGCGAAGTTTGCTGTAATTGTCTATTTGGTTTTCAAAAAATGGGCCACGGTTACACCAGACCCTATACAACCTACCACGGCCAGAAAAAGAGTTGGTTTCAAACAAGATACGGGAGAGTGGCATTATCAAATTTTAGCGGACAATTCACGAAAGAAAGTTTGGGACAGAAAACCTGATGATACTAAAGACCAGATTTATGATTATCTGGCCGAAGAACTCGGTGTAGAGATTGATGATGAAGATTTAGCAGATGGATTTGTTTTGGCTTTGGCTGGTTTAGTAGAGTCAGAGGAGATAGCAAATGCTGAAGATGCAGACTGAACAGTGTTATCCTAATCAACGCTATGTTAAGGTTGATGATTTTCGTAAGCAAGTTTTTCTGGCCAGCGTTAAAGCAGGGAAAGCAGAGGTTGTCTGGACAAAGACTTCCCCAGGGCAACCAGATAAAGTTCGTCAAATAATTAAAGCGGGTAATCATAAGTATATGGTGCATTTTTGGAAGAACAAAGTTACTGAAATCTATCTTATCCAGAGAGGTTAGAAATGTCAACTTTAATTGTTTCCCTAAGCCGTGTTGAAGAGCTCATTCCCATTCCTGGAAAAGACCGTATAGAGGTCGCCAAGATTAAGGGCTGGAACTGTATTATAGAGAAAGGTCATCGGGTAGGAGAATTGGCCATCTTTATTCCACCTGAAAGTATTGTCCCCGAAAATGTTGTGGATGCACTCAATTTGGGGTATCTCAAAAAGAATGGTCGGGTAGGAACGATTAAACTCTCGGGAGTGGTTTCTCAGGGTCTTGTTTTATGGCCATCCAAATTACTTCATCCTGAAATTTTTTCCAACATTGAAGAAGCGGTGAATTATGTTGTTATTGGAAAGCAGCGATTCAATGAGGGTGATAATATGGCTGAAGTTCTTGGAGTAAAGAAGTATGAACCACCTGAGCCGACCTTTTCAATCGGGCCCAAGAAAGAGTCCATTAAAGAACAGTGGCAGAAACTCCTGGCGAAAGAGATTACATTACGTCGTTTTGTCACGAAAAGTGTCGGGATTATCAAAGACCAATATTTTACTCCCAAGAAAAAGTTGAATCCTCTCTTTGACAAATATACCGATATTGAAAACGTGAAGCATTATAATACGGTTTTCAAGCCAGGCGAATTGGTCGTAATGACTGAGAAGATTCACGGGACAAATTTTCGTGCTGGGTGTCTTCCTCGCTATGTCACTGGAACCCTTCTCCGAAGACTCTATCAATATGTCATGTCTTCAATGGGAAAGAAATACGAGTTTGTTTATGGAAGTCACACAGTTCAAAAAACAATGATGAATTCCAAAACGGGATTCTATGCGGGTGATGTTTACGGAATGATTTCTGACCGCTATAAACTGAAAGAAATTATTCCCCAGGATTATATAGTATATGGTGAAATCTATGGGACAAATCCTGAGAACAAATCTCCCATTCAGAAACATTATCAGTATGGTTTAACAGAAGACATTGATGTGATGTTCTTCGATGTCAAGTATAAAGGACGCTACCTTGATTTTAAAGAAGCCTGGGCCTTTTTCCAGAAATTGAATCTGCCGACAGTGCCTGTTCTATACTATGGGCCATATTCAGAAACAGAAATGAAAAAAGCTACAGAGGGGCCATCCACCGTTGACGTAAATATTGTGCGAGAGGGTTCTGTCATTAAGCCCGAAAAGGAAAGCACGGATATGTGTGGCCGTAAGATTCTCAAGAGTATCAATCCTGATTATTTGCTCATCAAGGACAATACACAATGGCACTAAAGCGCAAGATTGAAAATACGGAAGATGTCTTGATAGACCTTCTCGGATACTGGAAGAAGGTTCTAAGAGTGCCCGATTTTGTTATAGTAGTGCGGGCTATTAAAGATACAAAGTCTGAAGCCTATGTTTATCGCACTCGCAAGGGAATAATTTATTGTGTAATTGACCCTGAAAAGTTTGTTAAGCAGCGTAATGATGCACACGATTATATTGCAGCGGTTTTCCATGAATTGGGCCATATTAAGACGAACAGTTTTTATAGTTCCAAATTATCAGAAGAAGAGGCAGAATTCAGAGCGGAGACACAGGCCCTCAAGTGGTTGAAAAAATATCTTCCTGAACGGTATAAAGAGCAAGTCAACCGTTTCAAAAAAATTTTAAAAAACAGTCCGTGGAAAGGCAGACAGGCACACTATACTCATGCCTTCAAACGCATAAAGGATTACAATGATTAAGCAGCTTCATCTAAAAGGTTTTGGAATTCATAAAGACCTCACTGTAAATTTCCAGGGTGGGCTTAATGCCATTATCGGTCAAAACCGCAAAGGTAAGACCAATATCATGGAGTCAATCTGCTTTGCTTATTATGGGAAGACACAGAATAGCACTCTGGATAAGATTATCAATTTTGAAATGGAACGGGCAACAGTTAAAGTGTCCTCAGATACTTGTCAATTTTCTCGCACCAGGTCGCCCAACTCCTCAAAATTAGAGGGGATTGATAAGCTGGCTCTTGACAAAGAATTGAATTTGGGTTACCAGGAATTTTTGAGCATCTTCTATATATCCTCACATGAACAGAAGAGTTTATTCGACCCATCCTATTTCAGAAACTTTTTGATTTCATTATTTGGCCTCGAAGTTTATGCCAAGAAATATGAACGTCTGTCTTCAGAATATCAGGGTCTTCAAGCTGCTGTGCAATCTTACAAGAAAGTGAACGTTCCTCTATTAAAGGCCCGCTATGTAAGAGTGCAGGCTGCTATTCAACGGTTATCTGAGGAACGAGTAAAGTATGGGGATGCACACGTGAAATGCCAGACTGTCTTTAATCAATTGGCCACAAAAGAGGGAGAAATACGGGTAAGTTGGAATACAGCAATCAGAAAAGAGAATCTTATTGCTCAAGCAAAATGCACTGAATGTGGCAGACCCTTTTCTCCCGAAGATATACAAGCCCGTCTGGCAAAGATTAACGAAGCAAAACAAAAGATTACCACAGTTCACCAAGCAGTTGAAGCGAAGAAAGCCAGCACCAATGCCGTTTATGTGAAGGTGGAAGAAAAGCTAAACGCAATTGATTATCGTATTGAAAAAGGCAGAAATCTTCTTTATAGAATCCAAGAGAAAGCGAAGCAGCAGGGCCCTCAAATCAATATCACTCGTATAAAAGAATTGGAATCTTTAATGCCAATCTTTAAAGCAAGTGGCTTTCCTTCTTATTTGTTGCAAGTTTACGTTCCAGTAATCGTAGAATCCGCTAATAATTTATTGCAGATGATGTTTCCCGACATGCGAGTGAGTATTCGCACTGAGAAACCAGAGAGCGGTAGACCTGATTTTAAAGTGCTGGTTCACAAAAAAGATGTTGTTCAAGAAATATCCGACTTGTGCGGAGCCGAGAGAGTTCTGGTCAATCTGTGTTTTCGTCTTGGTATAATGGTTATCTTCAAACAACTTTCCAAAACAAACATTGACTTCTTCATGGTTGATGAAGGCTTTGAAAAATTAGATTCAGAAAATGCAATAGAGGCTCTAAGGTTATTTGATAATTTTATTGGTCTGGGTTATTTGAAACAGGTAATCCTGGTTACACATAAAAAAGAATTAAAGTCACTCAAAAACGTCAACTATATCGAATTATAAAGGAGACAAACATCATGTCTAATATCTCAATTAAGAAACAAGGAAATACAGTTTTGGTCGGGGCCTTCGTTCCTGTGGGGTCTCGTGATGAAGATACTCGGGTAAAAGGTATTTCTCACTTCGTGGAGCACATGCTTTTCAAAGGAACAAAAACTCGCACCAAAGACCAACTGAAGCGAGAAATCGAACAGTATGGGGCCTACTTCAACGCTTATACTTCTGAAGAGGTCACCTTCTATTATATTCAAATCGCCAGCAAATATGCAGACGTGGCTCGAAAGGTTATTGATGATATGGTTCACAACGCCAGCTTCCCGAAAGAAGAGGTTGACAGTGAACGCTCAGTAATCCTTCAGGAACTTCAGATGTATGAAGACAATCCCCAGTCTCATATTTTTGAGGTGGCCCAGCGAGCAATTTTTCAGCCCGAATCTGGATTGCACCTCCCAATTATCGGAACGAGAGAAACCCTCGCCAATATTGACAGGGATAAACTGGCTGCCTATTATGCCAGGATGTATAAGAACCCGATTTCTATTGAGGTTGGCGACGTAGAGCAAGCTGAGGCTCAAATGCTACTTCCTAAGAAGTTTGCCCTGGAAACAGCCAATCCTGACCGCAGCGACCTTCTGGTGCCCCGTAAAGGCGTCAATCAAGCTAATATGACCCTTACAGGGTTGTTACACTTCGATGACCCTATTAGGGCCTACCATGACCTGGATTTATATTCTGGGGTAATGAATGGTTTTACTGGTCGGCTCTTTGATACAGTGCGAGAAAAGAATGGTCTTGTCTATCACGTTGGATTTTACTATCAAATCTTTAGCTGCGGAACGGTGCTTTATCACATCTATGCAGCATTGGAACCCTCAAAGATTGAAAAGGCCAAAAAGCTGATTATTGAAGAATTGACACGTCCTGTTTCCACAGAGGATATTGAATTCGCCAAGAATAAAATCCTCGGGCAATATAATCTCTCTTCTGATGATAAGTCTGAAGTCAGCCGTGTCATCATCAACTCAACTGTGAATCACTTAAATTACGCTGAGATTTTATCAAACTATGAAAAGCACATTGAAGTCTCTGCTAAAAACTTAAACCAATTCATTGCCAGTGCTCAGTTTGATAAATCCAAACTCGTGGCGGTGATACCTGAAAAATAAGCTACGACAACAGGGGTGTTGCTATGGAAAAATACCAGAATATCGTGCAATTCAGACGGGAAATGCGCCGATTCTTTAATGAATATAAAAAGAAATTGGGCATAAATCCTTCTTGGAAAATCACACTTGAAATTAAGCAAATCAGGGATACCTGGGCAGAGGTGGAGTGGGATTATCCAAAACGCCGATTCTGGGTTTTTATCAATGACAAAAAAAATGCTACACCACAGGAGTTAAAAGACAGCATCATTCACGAATTGATTCATGTCATGTTAATGCCCTATACTAATCGGGCAGAACAAATTACTCGGCAAATGCACGCCGATAGAGGAACAGACTCAAAGGCAGCTTTAAAGGTCTTGGATAATCAAGAGGAAGCCCTGGTCAGAAAGCTGACAGCGGTTATTATGGGCTTAGACAAGCATGTTTAAATTTAGAGATTATAACGTCCATCAAGTTCAAATTTTAGAATCCGATACTAAGGATGAACTGTGTCATCAAATTAGTATTATTGGAAGCTCCTATGAACTTATTGATGTTCAATTCTCTGTGACACCTGCGGGTGTTCGACGAAAGAAAAATTATCACGCCCTGTTATTGATTGGGGCTGCTCATGGTTCTCGGCCTGCACCTACTCCGAGACCTTCAGGAGGGGACTCATAATGTCTAAGGTCATTGTTGTTTTAGTCGGAAATATCGGAAGTGGAAAAACCACTTTGACTAAAGTTGCTGTGGATATGGGCTGGATTGCGATTGCCCGTGATGGATTACGTTATGCAATCGGAAGTGGGAAATATATTTTCAATCCTGATTACGAACCTATTATCCATGAAGCAAATGTGACCTTCTTTAGACGCTTTACAGATTTAGGCGTTAATATTGTAATGGATGAGACCAACATCACCCGTGGAAATCGTAAGGCATACATCCATCATGGCCATGAACAGGGTTATAAAGTTGTGGCCGTGGAATTTCATCGGTGGCCAAAGGATGTTGCTATTGCTCGCCGTCTATCAAATAATCATGGAGAAAATGATAGAGCTATTTGGACTATGGTCTGGGAGCGAAATAATCAACATTATCAGGCCCCGACGAAAGAAGAGGGCTTTGATGAGGTCATTCAATTGAAGGGTGATAACTCCGAGGCTGAATTAACCAGGCTCTTACAAGGACTGACAAATGGAAGTAATGCTTGAACGAATTCAAAAGGGTGAATATCGTTTTTATAGAAAGCTGGTTGATGGCCAGCCCACAGGTGAAGAATTTATTTCCGTTACAGCCTGTCTTTCTATTCTGCCTAAGCCTGGAATCATTCTCTGGGCTGTTATGCAGACGGTAAAATATATCGCCCAGAAACAATCTCTCTCTGATAAAGTTATGGGAGAGGCTTTTCATTTTCATAAACAACTATTGTCTCTATTGGCCAGTGAGGGAACTGAAGACCATAACATCATCGAAGATTATCTTAAAGGAATTGCAGTAGACGAGACTGACACTTCCATTAAAAGATTCAAAGAATTTGAAGCTGAGTGTGATTTTCACATGGAAGCAACTGAGTTGATGCTTTATAATGACAAACTTCGTAGTGCTGGAACTGCTGACCTTATTGGGCACTGTTCTGGGGTAGGGATGGTGGTTGACCTAAAGACTTCCAAAGCAATTCGGTTATCGCATAAAATTCAGGCCGTAGTCTACAAATACATGTATGGTGAGCACCACAGAAAGGCTGCAATTTTATTGATTCCCAGAGAAGCCAAGAAAAAATGGGAATTTTACATTTTGACTGAGGAAGAAGAGAAGACTTATTTGAAAATTTACTTTCTCTTGAGCCAGTTGTTTTACATGCTATGGGATTTAGGGGAAATTGACCCAAACAGGAAATAGTTGACAACGCAGGATTTATGTGTTATACTTATATTAGAGGTTAAAGAACATGATAGATATTCTTCAAAACTCATTAGGCGTGGCATTCTTGATTACCAGCGTGTTTGACGCAATCAAGTATCATTGGAATGCCGTAAAAATTCGTTCCCTCAAGACGGCCCGAGGTCACTCTCGGAAGTTTATCAATGTTGCCATCTTGAATGATGTGGTGCGGATGGCTTATGGGTTCTCAGTTGCGGATTGGTATATTGTGGTAAGCAGTTTGCTGGCCATGATTTTTATGGGTGAATTATTTCTGATGATTTATCTGCACTATCCATACCGATACCGAAATTTAAAAGGGTTCAAAAGACCTAACATTGTCAAGTATCTTTGGAATAGCATATTGCCCAATCGCTGGGCAGGGAGAATTTAATGAAGACTGTTAAGAAAAATAAACCAACAGATTTGCAGGATTATATTGCAGCCAATTATAATGTTGGTCTGCGTCATTATAAAAAGACCTTTCTGACTGATAGGACTGATTCCGTAGAAGTCTTTTATCTGTTTGTTTTTTGTCTTTTGGTTCCTGGTGGTCGTGCTACAAGGACAAAAGAAGCGGTTGTTATGCTGAGACATGGCATGGATTATCTGAATCGGGATTATACTCGTAAAGAACTTTTAGAAACCATTCACGGCTATGTCAGATTCCCAAGTCAGAAGGTTGACCGTCTTATTGAATTCAAAATCATGTGGCCCGTATTCAGCAAATGGCTTTTCCAGGCAATGGAATATAAACTCTCCGCTGTCAAAGTAAGAGAAAACATTGTCAACAATATTCAGGGATTTGGATACAAAGCTGCCAGTCATGCACTTCGGAATTTAGGATATACCAATTTGGCTGTGATAGATACGCATATCTTGAAGTATGCCAAACAGTGGCTACCATTCGCTGGTGAGGCTGTCTCCTATCCTGGTAGCAAGAAAAGATACCTCTACATGGAAGATTGTTTCCGTAGATGGTCACAAACTCGATTTGGACTTGACCCCTGTATTCTGGACTGGTTTATTTGGTGCAAAGAGTCTGGGAATGCAGTTACAGCACTGGACTGTTAAATGGACTGTTCTTTGAAAGTATATGAAGTCTTTTACGGGCCCAATCCAATTGGCATTATGCAGAGCTTTGAAATGAATAATGAGACTGCACCAATTTATCAAATTGGAAATACTCAGCCGATTGTAGCTGAGGTGGAAGCACCAACTTTAAAGATGCGAATGTTGATGACACGTGACCAGAAAGTAATGTTCGCTGTCATGTATCGCTTAATGGGTAAGGTAGACTTCTCGATGGAGGTTTATGGTCAAGGTAGATATACGATTAACGGAAGACTGGATATTTCCCGAGAACTTCTTAAAGAATTTGCAGAAAGAAAACACAGTGATAATGAGGTGGAATTTATAGTAGAGAATGCCTCCTTAGAACTGATAAAGGAGAAAAAGCATGGAAAATCAAAAGCCAGAATTTATTGAGAACTCCAAGAAGCAGGAACCTTGTAAGCGTTGTGAAGGTAAAGGCAAAGAACCTGGCACCAGCGCAGTCTGTAGAGTATGTGGGGGCTCGGGAGTCTTCAAAGATTCCAGTTATATCATGGTCGTTGAGACGGCTGAGGGTAAGATTGGATTTGATGTTGACAACCCTGGAAAATAATGGTCTACAAGTGTTATTCCTGCGATTTTGAAGTAGAATCAGACCACTTCTGTGCCTGTCCTCGATGTGGCTGGACGATGCACCCGAAAACAGACAATAAAGAATTGGAGCAGGAATATCGAGATACAATAAAAGAAGTGATTCGATTACAGAGCTTCTCTAAATATGTTTGGAGGTCAAAATGATAAAGGTGTGGGTTGATGGTTCTTGTAGAGACAACGGTGGGAAAAACGCCTTAGCGGGGATTGGGATGGTGGCCCGTAGGGATGACAAAAATTTATTCAGTATCGGGCGCATAGTCAAGGGTGGAACCAATAATGTGGCCGAATATTACGCCGTGATTCATGTCTTGAGAGAACTTCGTCCATACAACCGAGAAGATATTGTGATTTACTCGGACAGCAGTTTGGTTGTGAATCAAGTTAATGGTAGCTGGCAAATTAAGAACGACGAGTTGAGAAAGCTCCGTGATTCAGTGCAGATTTTAATCAATAAGACCCCCGTTTAGGAATGTCAAGTTCCAATGGATTCCTCGGGAGAAAAATAAAGAAGCCAACAAGATTGCTCAGGCAATCACTAATGAAAAAAGGGGTGAGTCGAATGTCTAATTATACCTGGACAGATGATAAAAAAGAATTGCTGAAAACGTTCATCGAGAATTCTTCGTTGAGCTATGCGAATATCGCCAAGAAGATGAAAACTACGGAGGCCACTATTGAACATGCCATCCGTCGCTATGGCTATACTCGCACAGAGAACCATGATATGATTATGGATGGTTCTAAGAAGCTCACGAGAAATGACATCAATGAATTGGCGGGTGAACTCGGCAAACGTCTCTATGATGGTTTCCAGCCTATAGCTTTTAGTGAACCAAAAGCTGTAAAGGGTGCTGGTAAGCGGGAAGAAATCTCCGTCCTTGACATCTCTGACGTTCACGTAGGGATGATTAACCATATCTACGATGAAAAATTGGGGAGGAAGATTGTCACGTATAACCATGAAATCTTCTTACAGGAACTTGATACCCTTTATAAGAGCATCAAAGAAATCCATGATATTCTTTCCCCAACATATCGTCTGAGAAAATTGGTCATCTTTGTTCTCGGGGATGTCGTGACTAATGACCGTATTTTTCCTGAGCAGGTCTTTGAAATTGAAAAATGTGTCGGCCTGCAAATGTGGGATTCAATTGGAATTTTCAGCCAGTTCTTCAAGCAATTGCTCTCTGTATATGAGGAAATTGAAATCGTTTGCGTCGTAGGTAATCATGGACGGTCAAATCCTTCTCATTACAATGAGCCTATTCAGAACAATTTCGAGTATCATATTTATCGGTGCTGGCAGAAACAGTTCGAGAATAGCAAGCGGGTGAAAGTTATTGTTCCTGATACTGGCCGTTATATTCATAAGGTTGGGCCCTGGCGTCATTTGATTGAACACGGGCACAATCTCCGTGGGTATACTCCAAACGCCATTCAGCAACAGGTAAAGGATATGTGCGTCAACGTGGGTAATTTTGATGTTTTCCACTTTGGGCATATCCATGAATTAGCCGAGAAACGAGTCTCAGATAAAGTCCTCGTGAAACAAAATGGCTGTTGGATTTATAAAGACGAATACGCCTGGACGAAGTTCAAGAATTATTCCATTCCTGAACAGCATTTCTTTGGTTGCAATGAGAAGCGCAAGGAGACCTGGGCGTTCAAGCTCGATTTGAGGGCATAATGCAATTTGTGATTTTAAGCCAAGACCAAGTAGAAGAATACGTCTACGAGGAGCCACATGTGAATATTTCGATTCACAGTCCTCGGGAAGCAGAAGCTAAATTATCCGAATTAGCAACTGGGCGTAAGGCATCTTTGTTCCTTGAATTCCATGATTGTGATGACGTGACTTTAAACGGTGCTAAGATTTCTGATATAACAGGCACCAAAGCTCTGGGAACCATCCAGTGTATCACACCAGAACATGCCAAACAAATTCTGGATTTCTTCAACACATGGAAAGATAAGGTGGACTTGGTGGTTGTAAATTGTCTGGCTGGGATAAGCCGTTCTTCAGGCACGGCTGCTGCTCTGACAGTGGTTTCTGGTGGGTCTGATGAATGGATATTTAAGAGCAAAAAGTATCATCCCAATATGTTAGTTTACAGGACAATTTTGAATGAGGCTTTCGGTTATGGGAAAGAAGATTCCAAAAGTTCCTGATAAGATTGATGTCAATGAGCTTCGATTGAAGCAGCGCAGAGGTTGGGAAATCAACCCTAAAACTCGAATCGTGGAGTCTAAAAAACTCTACAAGCGCAGCAAGGCCAAACAGAAATTTATTAAAGATTTACGTGAAACCTATTGACAACGCTTAGAATTTGTGGTATACTTATATGAGAAAGCTGGCGAGTTTTCTTTTAATGTTTGTAGGGTCTTTAATCGTCACGCCATTGTTTATCATCGGCGTAACTGTTGTCATTATATTCTCTATCGGACTTATGATACTCAAAGCAGGTCTTGATTTAGGAGTCAAATGAAAATCGAATTCCTCGACAATCATCCCGTGGTTCACGAAGTTCGTCAGGTCTTGGCTGATGTCTACATTCAATTTGGATGTGGCCCGCAGGATGCCTGGGTTGTGGGTGGAGCCGTAAGAAATTGTCTTATGGGTCTTCCTATTAAAGACCTGGACTTCGCTACGAATGCCCATCCTGACCTGGTTCAGAAGCTCTTTGAATCCGCTGGGTATAAGCCAATTCTCACTGGCAAATCATTTGGGACAATTCGTGTAATCGTCCAGGGTATGGAAGTGGAAATCACGACTTATCGAGAGCAGGAAAACTATAATAAGGGAAGTCGAAAACCGTCTGTGGTTTTTGGCACCACGATTCAGGGAGACTTGGCACGCAGAGACTTTACCCTTAATGCTATGGCTTACAGCCCGCTTCGGGGCCTCTGTGACCCATTTAATGGCCAAGAAGCTCTTTCCAAAGGCCGTTTAATAACACCGCTTGACCCAAAACAGACCTTTTCGGATGACCCGCTGAGAATGCTTAGAGCCTTGCGATTTCAGGCCACTTATGGCTTCACAATGACCGAAGATGTCTTTAATGCAATTCGGGAGAATGCCCATAGAATGCTTTATCTGTCCGCCGAAAGAATCAAGCAAGAAATGGATAAGCTATTGGTGGGCCCTAATGTTGCTGAAGCTATTAGAGGTTTGGTGGCCACTCGTATAGCGAATTTCATTTTACCAGAATTGCTCCCTACTGTGGGGATGAAACAAAATGAACAGTATCATCATAAGAATGTTTTTGAACACACGCTTTCCGTGGTGGAAAGTTGTCCTGCTACTCCTTTAATGCGCTGGGCTGGTCTTCTCCATGATATTGGTAAGCCCGCAACCTGGCAGATTACCGAGACTGGAATTCATTTTTACAACCACGAAGACCTGGGGGCCAAGATGGCTGAGGAGATTGCTTACCGTTTCAGATTTAGCACCACAGAGCGTGAAATGTTAAAGAGTCTGGTCAAGTATCACATGAGACCAAATCTTTACCGCTCTGAATGGAAAGACGAATCTGTGCGCCGTTTGAAACGTGAATGTGAGCCGTTCCTTACTGAATTACTGGATTTGTCTAAGGCGGATATTACTTCGATGAATCCAGTAAAGGTTGAAAAGGCTCTTGGAAAACTTCAGGAATTGAAAGAGCGTCTTGAAAAGGAACCAGAACCCCTAAAAAAGTGTCCATTATCTGGTAACGAAATTATGGTGCGCTTTGGTATTCCTCAAGGCCCCTTAGTCGGAATGGTTCAGAGTTATCTGATGAAGAAAATTGAATCTGGCGTCAGCAAGGATGATACAGAAAAACTTTGGGAACTGGCACAGAGAAAAGTGGAGGAACTCACGAATGAATCCCGTTAAAGACTGGAAAAGCATCATTGAATACACCAACCTCAAATCGCCAAGCTCAAAGGAAATTAGAACTTTCGTTGAGACAGCGAACAAAGAGAAATATTATGGTGTATGTATGCAGTATGGAGATTTGGGAGTCGCTGCGAAATATCGCAGTCCTGACCTCAAGTTAATTACTGTAGCGGGTTTTCCCCCATTTGCAGCCTGGCCTCATTTCAAAAATGAGCGTAGAGACCCGAGAATGTCGTTATATCTTGGACTCTATGGAAGCCGAGAAATTGACTCTGTGAAAGGTATGATTGATGACCCACATGTTGATGAACTCGACCTTGTATTTCCGATGCTCTGGTATGCCAGAGGCGAACTTGGTCGCATCTATAAATTCTTTAAAGGCGTTAAACAACGCTTTAAGAAACCTGTAAAGGTAATTACGGAATTGGGGACTATTTTTAGAAATCGTATTAACCTCTTTGAAATCGCCGACCTTATTGAACAGTCTGGTGTGGATTTCTTCAAAACAAACACAGGACTTATCCCTGGCAACTTTAACTTAATGGCTGCGGGGATTCAAGAGGTCAGAGATTTGAAGCCTAATATGCGATTCAAGGCTTCAGGTGGCATCCGAACGCTCAGTCAGGTTCGATTCTTGATGAGTTTGGGTGTAGAAAGAATCGGCACAAGCAACATTACCGATGACACTGTTCAACTCAAAGCCCAAGATGATAAACTCATCCTCGGTAAAGAAGGAGTAAATAAAGATGAAAGCCCCAGTTATTAAAGGGATGTCCGAAAATCTGAGTAAGGGTATGACATGGTTGGCAAAAACTTTCGCCGAAACACTCCATGACCCCGCTCAGGATGAAAATGATATTTATCAAGACCTCTGGGTGGTCTACCTGGAAAAGCAAAAAGAAATCAATAGCCGACCACTTAAAAAGAGCTATGAGAATAAAGACAGCCTATGGTTTATGATTTTCAAAAACTATCTGGTTGATAGGGCCCGTCGTTCCAAACTGGAACCGAATTCTTTAAAGATGGCATTGGATAAAAATCCTTACGAAAGTTAAATCTAATGGCAACAAAACAAAACAAAAAAACTTGGGCTTCTACTAAGAGGATTCTCCTTGATGTTCAACTGCCTGAATATGTCAGTAAGTTTCTTACGGATAAAGAGGCAGCCCTACTCAAGTATATCTTAGCAGAAATGGATATTCGAGAACTACGGAAAGTTTACAAATGCAAGCCCAATCAGTTGCAGTTAGAGATTGTCATGGACATCTTGGCTTTAGGTCACAGGCTGGCTGAAATCGCTATCTTAGAAAACAAAATTTTAATTGATTGGAATAAGACCAATAAACCAGGATATTTAGAAGGATTTTTAGACTGCAAAAACCAAGTCAAAGGAGTGATTCATAATGGACTCAGAAAAAAATCAGGGCGGTAGACCCAGCAACGAAGAGGTCTCGGGTCGTCGTGACAAGATTAAAGAAATGCTGTTGCAGGGTATCTCAATTCGGGATATGGCCAATGCCCTCGGTGTGAGCGTGAACACCGTGCAAGCAGATATTATTTACTGGACAGATTATTTTCGACAATTGGGTATGAATCATCCTGAAGTTGTTAGACTTCAAATGGCCAAAGTCCAGGAAGTTCTCAGCGAAATTGATATGGTGAAACGTCAATATTGGTCTGCCTACAACAAACTTCTGGAAGAGCAAAAAGAGCAGGAAGATATTAAGAAGAAATGGCGAACCGAGTTTGACCAGATGAAAATGGATTACCAAACCGCCGTAGAGAACAAGAATCGTGAAGAAATGCGTCGTTTGGCGAAACTCATTAAAGAAACGGCCAGGGCTCCGAGATTGCCTTCTCTGCATAGGGCACAGTTGGACAATCTGAAACTTATCATGGACAGGATTGATAAAGAGGCCAAGTTATTGAATCTCTTCAATCCTGGGGCCAATCAAGTGAAGATGAACACTATCTCTTTGGAGACCTTGAAGGCTGTAATGATGGTTTTTAAAAATATCATTATTGACCTTGTGCCCGAAGACCAAAGACGCTATGCTTTTGAACGTCTGCGCCGAGTAAAGATTGAGGAATTGAAACCTTCGGATATTACAGATGCCGAGATTGTGGAACCAAAGCCAGCGGGGTTGACTCGAATTGACCCGCCAACAGATTCTCCCGTTCCTGAAAAAGAAGGGGATAATGATACAGGCTTAGAAGACTTGGATATTTAACTATGTCAGAAGATAAACAAGCAAATGAGTTTTGGAAAGAGTTCTGGGTGGATTCACAGAATACGGCGAAAAATGCTTCTTCTAAATTCGCCATTCAGCCTGTGCCTCCGTCAGAATTCTTTGCACATTGGTTGCAAACGCCCCTGTTTCCTCGGCAACAAAAAGCCGTAGACGCTGCATTTACCAAAAAGGGTGACCTGAGCGAAATCTATAATGAGTTCGTTCTTGCCTGGGGAAAGGGGTCAGGAAAAGACTTGACAATTGCCAACCTTTTGTGCTATATTTGTTATTGGCTGTGCTGCCTGAACGACCCGCAGGAAACACTGGGGATTAAGTCAGGCGAGCCCATTGATATTGTCAACGTCTCCTTCGATGCCGACCAGGCCAAGTCTGTGTTCTTTGAAAAGTTTGCTCGTAAGATTCGGGATGCCATAAATCCTGGCACTGGTAAGAATTTCTTTGAAGAACAGGGCATGGATATTGAGAAAGCAATTGTTCGGGATGCTATCATCTTCCCTAAGAATATCCGTTGCTGGTCGCTCAACTCAAAGGAGTTCAAGGCAGAAGGTAAAAATATTCTTTGCGGAATCTTTGACGAAATTGGGCAGTTCAGATGGGACAAAGCTGAAGCTATCTATGACCACATTAAGTCTTCAGCCAAAACCCGTTTTGGGAAGGTCTACAAATTATTCTTTATTTCCTTTTTAACCTCTGGTGCTGATTACATGGCACATTTAATTGATGAGGCCGAAGGCGGGGCCCCTAAGACATATTTTGACCGTGCTGCAACATGGGAAATTCGTTCTGCTGAAAATTGTCCAAAAGAACTCCTGAAGTATACAGAAAAACAGGAGAACTATACGGACGATTATGATAAAGACCCAGGTTCAGCTATGTTGAAATATGAGTGTAAGGTTCCTAAGTTTCGCTCGAATAATTTCATAAAGCAGGCGGTGAAGATTACGAATTGCGTGCAGAGCAGCCGTAAATCTCCGATTATCTTTCCCGAGAAGGATAAGAACGAGCAACTTGAGCGTTTCTGGGTTTACAATCCAAATGACGAAGAATATGAAAGCTGGTTTCGCCCAGGAATGATTTACGAAGTGGATAATCTTATTAAGGAATATGAGCAAAATCCCAACGATGAGTTGGAAAAGAAAATCAAAGCATTAAAAGAACAACACAAGAATGCTGAATACTTTGTTCACATTGACCTTTCTCGGGGTGTGGTAGATACCGCAGGTTTAGTCCTGGGACATGTCTACTATGTTCTGGATAAGAAAAAAATCTATGTGGACTTGATGATGCAAATTCGGGCCGAAATTCAACCTGATGGCACCAAGAAAGAAATTGACCTGGAACAAATCTTGGATTTTGTTATCAAAGTGTTGAAGAAGGAAAAAAAGTTCAATCTCGTCAAGCTAACAATGGACGGTTGGAACTCGGCTCTTTTTATGCAAATCTGCGAGAAGAATAAAATTCCTGCGGAGCTTCTGTCAATTGATAAAGACAGTGTTCCGTATGATACTCTCAAAGATTTCTTATATAGGGAGGATTTGAATATGTATTTTTATCCTCCCGCAATTCGTGAGCTTACTGAGCTTATTGTGGACGAGGCCAAGAAAAAGGTAGACCATCCCAAGAAATCTCAGTGGCGCATGAGAGAAGAAGGATTACCCAGAGGCAGTAAGGATATTGCCGACTGTCTCGCTGGTATAGTAACTTCCGCTACAAAAGCGGATGATGAGGAGCCGTTGGCCTACGGTTCTACTTAACAAGGAGGAAAGAAGAAATGGCAAAAAGTCAGAAACAACCTACAGGTGGCAAAGAGGTCACGGTCGTGAAATCGTCCAAGAGACTGCAAAAAACGGAGCAGGTCAGGGACAGAACACGCACAGCGGGCTTCGGGGCTGCCAAACCGACCTATGTGCCGTTGAAGAATATGTCAACGTCGCAGATTCGGGACTTCTTGCTGACGACCGTCTGGGCCGAGACATGTATTCAGACCATTGTTGATGAAGTGGTCAAATACGACCTCTCCACAGACCCGACAGATGAGAAGATTGATTCATTCTTAAAGTTCCCTTCAGAACGTGAGCCAATGCTGACGGTGCGTAAAAAATATCTGAAGGATATGCTCCGTTGGGGTAATGGTGCGTGCGTTATCCAATACAAACAGGATAAGCCCGTTGGATTAGTCACACCTCCTGGGTATACCTTGAGAGTCACGGATGAAAATCCGCCGACCTACAAGTTTACTAAGGTGGATTCATCCGACGAAATGCTTACCGATAAAAGTGGCAAAGAAATCGAAATGACTGGCAAAGAACTGATTCATTTTCAGTTGGACGCCGATTCCGATTCTACCCAGGCCCGCTCTAACTTGGAAAGAGCTTACAATGATGTGCTCTCTGACAAGAACATGGCCGAGAATCTTGCCAATTTTACGGAAAAGGGTTATTTTCTCCCCGCCTTCCTGAGCTTGCCGAAGACCAATGCTGCGGATGTCAAGGAGTTCATTGAATATTTGAACGCCATGATTGCCGACAACGCAAAGCTCTTTGGTATCAACAAGGAAGCTACCGTGCAAACCATTCCTTTCTGGTCGGCCACTGACATTATTGAAATGCAACGTTGGGTCGGCATGAAAGTCGCTTCGGTATACAAAGTTCCGCCCTTTATGATTAACCTCGTTCAGGATGTCGGTTCTTTGAATGCTCGTGAACAGCGAGCCCGCTTCTTAGAGAATGTGGTTCTTCCCATTCTCACTTACGAAGCCTACATGCTAACTGCTGTGTTGGTTCGTAAAGGTTTTAAAAACCTGAATGTTCAGATTAGTTCTCCTGTTCTCGGAACCAAACTGAACTATGATAGGGCCCGTATTGCTCGCCTCCTGGTTGGCAATGAGGGAGAAATCATTACCGCTGATGAGGCCAGAAAGATTTTCTTTAATCTGCCTCCGCTCGGTGAAGTCAAAAACAAGAAAGGAAAGTAAAATGGCCCTCGAAGATAAAGTCGAAAAGTTCAAGAAAGATGACTCCGCTGCTCTGGCCAAAATCCTTAAAGAACTTGAACCTACCTTTAAGGAAGTCGAAGCAGCCAGACGGATTCTGCCGAAACTCGACATCAATAATCTTGATAAGGCCAAGACTATCCAAATGCAATTGTTGGCTCACTATGGGGTTCTCAAGGAATGGTATGACCGTATTGAGGCCCTCAAGGTGAATAAAGAGGTCGCTTACAAGCAATATCTGAAGAACAAAGCGGAAGAAAAGAATGAAAAGTTCGTGTCCGCTGCTGCTGAAAGCGAAGCCTCCTTATATGTTGCTGAGGAGAGAAAAGTCCGTAATCAAATTTCAGGAAAACTTGAATTTGTCCTGGAATCAATTAAGGGCTGTCGTAGTTTAATCAACAGTCAGCAATATCCGTCTCAGGCTTCATTGACCGCATAAGGAGTAACATGAAAACGTATGCTATATTACCGTTAGAGTCGGAAACGAAAAAGTTTGAAGCCATCACTTTTCAGGCAGAGAACTTGGACGATGTTATCATAGTGCACCTCCCAGATGATACTGACCCAGAAGATGCGGGTCTGCTTCGGGATAAATTGATGGTTGCTATGGCCGACAAGACGGTGATTGTTGTTCCAGAGTCAGTCAAGTTTTGCCGAATCAAAGAAGTCGGCAAATAAAGGAGGAAACACATGGATACCAAAACCATCGTTAAGTATGTCAGCTATGTTGTCGGAGCAATTGCTCTGGTCAGCTTAGTAACTGTGGCTCCTGTGCAGGTGGTCGTATTGGCCGTCTGTGCTGGTGTCAATATTCTGTATGTTGGTCGTTAATTAACGGCCCAGGTTTCCCAGGGGTGGAGGCACAAACCCTCCCGTGCTTTAAAAAAGGCCAGGATATACGCCCTGGCACCCCTATTCAGGGTCGGTAGCCCAATTAGAGGCAAGCCGACAAGGCCCCACAGTGCTGGATAATCCAGCCCGACCCTTTCTTTAAGGAGATTTGTAATGCCAACGTATCAGTATGAATGTGACAATCCAGAATGCAAACACACTTTTGAGCACATGCAGGGGATGACAACAGCCAAGCTCAAGAACTGCCCAAAGTGTAAAAAAGATACGTTGGTTCGATTGATTGGGAAGGGCAGCGGAATAATTTTTAAGGGCCCTGGATTTTATGCCACAGATTATCCAAAGGAGTAATTCCAATGAATAAAGACGATTTTAATGCCATATCCAGAGTTTCCTTTTTGGAACTGGTCTCCTCAGAAAAGACTTTCCAGGGACGAACTCTGAATTATTTTGACCCCGTGGCCAATAAGCAAATGAATTACAATATTTTTATTGCGGACAGCCAGACAGGACTCTCTGTTTGTATTCCTATTGACCGCAAGAACCTTATTCATCTTGAGAAAGCCGATTTGAAGAGAATAATGTTCCAGGTGTTGGAACAGTTGGTGGCAGCACTCAAGAAAATGCCCAACTCGGGGAAGCCAATTGATTATACCCAGCTTCACTTAAAAGCTGGTAGAAAATCTTCCATTCTTGATAAAATCGAAAAGGTCAATGGGGTTGTGGTCAACCAATTCCGCTGGTCTTCGATTATTCTCCCTATGAGAACTCAAGAAGAGGTCGAGGAATCGCAGCAAGACAATGATTAAATTCCTGAAATTCCTATTTCCTTGCAGGCATAGACGCTTGACTGAAAATGTCAAGTGGGCTACCCGTTTTGGTAAACCGATAGTTATTGAATATCGGGAGTGCCAGGACTGCGGAAAAATTCCGTATTGCAAGGTCTCATTTCAGGAGGAAGTCAAAAGTGTTCCAGTTGTAAAATCTGTTCCAATTCCTGTTATTGAAGTAAAGGCCAAACCGACCGAGGTTCCAGTTCAGGTCGTTCCTATAAAGAAGGAGGAACCGAAAGTGGAAGCACCTAAAGAAGAACCAAAAGTGACTGAACAAAAACCTGTGGAACCACCCCAGGAAACTCCTTTGAGAGAGGCTGAAACTGCTGAGGAGTCTTTAGAGAAAGACCACGATGAGGGCCCCTTCTCTTCTCAGCCAGATAATTCTCCCGTGCCAGCCCCAGGCCCAATTCCAGACGCTGACCCCGTGGATGAGGATGAAATTGATTCAGAGGTTCCTAAACCGAAAGCAGATGAGGCAATGGTTGAAGGTGCCTGCTTTTTAAAGGAATCCCGTGCCTCAATCAATCGTCGCAGAAAAGACTTGGCCAGGCGTAGAGCAAAAGCATTAGAACAAGCCAAGAAAGCAGGGGCCAAGATTCCCGCTGATGGAAAGATTAAAATTAAGGTAGTGGGTAAGAAATCTGAGGGGATTCCTTTCTTGGATGAGCCCGACCGCCCTGGCAAAGAAGAAGAGTATAACTAAAGGACAGCTAAATGAGAATCAAAAATATAGATAAGGTCAAAGAATTGATTAAAGAAAAGCTCCCGCTTTATTTAAAAGAGCTTGGACTTCGTATCGAGCACACGAAATGTCAGTGCCCGAATACAGATGCCCATGAGCACGGTGATTCTCAAAAGTTATCGGCTGCCTTTTTGCCCCAGTCGAATAACACCAATGTTTATTGTTTTGTTGAAGACAGAACCTTTGATATTTTTGATGTGTATGCTTTGAAACAGGGCAAACAATTGGTGGGTGAAAACTTTTATCAGGCTATCGAAGAGTTGGCTAAGAAATATGATATTCCTCTGGAACGGGAGGAAGAATTCTCCATGAAAGAAAAGGAGAAGCGGGCGAAGCAGAAAATCCTCGAAGCCGTTCATACTGCGTCCAAAAAATATATCAAAGAGGGCCTTGAATATTATAAGAAGCGAAATATCAGCAAGGAAAAACTGGTTGCTTGGCAAATTGGTTTCTTAACGCCCCAGAATTTACCAAAGGATGTGGACGTTCAATTCAAGACTCTTTATGAATATAAATTGAGCAGCGTTTTTCAACACCCAGCACTGGTCATCCCTGTGTTTAATGCCCACAATCAATATGTGGGGATTATCATGCGCCAATTCGGAGCACCAAAGGGGGATGAATATTTGAATATCTCTCTTAACGGGAAAAATCTGTTCAATATTCATAACGTCCGTGGAAATGAAAAAGTCACAATCGTCGAAGGCGTATTTGACACAATTGCTCTCTTCCCTGATATGAATGTGGTTGGCTGTTTGACCAATCAGATTCACGATAGTGATTTAGAGGCACTCGCCAAAGGGAAATACAAGCAGATTATTTTAGCCCTTGACCCCGATAATCTTTATCAAGGGCCTGCTCGTGATGGTGTTTTAAAATCTATCCTTCGTCTGAAGAATTTTGATTCTGAAATCAAGGTTGTGGAAATTCCTGCTGAACCAGAACAGGCAAATAAGCCAGACCCAGACGAGTATATGAGAACGCATAAGCTGGAAGACTTTAATAATCTTCCTCGAAAAAATGCGTTGGATTATCTCATTGAGAATTACCAACAGAGCACAATTAAAGTTGAATTGCTCTATGAATTTTTGGCTGGTTGTCCTAATCTGATTCGTAAAGAGCAAATGATTACCAAAGTTGCTGATACGTTGAAGATTGGAAAACGACAGTTGATGAAGTCAATCGAGGGTCTGAGCGAAAATAAGGATTCCTTTAATTTGATTCAATATGCCCAGGAAAAAGATTCCTTTGATGAATTACTTGAAGGATTCACAGAAATTGCCTGGAATGGAAACTATAAGGGTATTCCTTCAGGATTCCCACTCTTTGACCAGAAATTTGGTGGTTTTGAAGACACCCTGTATCTCATGGTTGGGTTCCCTGAAATGGGTAAGACCACGTTCCTCATCAACTTCGTTTATCGGCTGGCCCGCAATCCAAATAATTTCGTGGCCTTCTATTCTCTGGATGATGGGGCCCGTCGTGCAATTGTTCCTCGCTTGATGTCCATAGCTTCGGGCTTGACCTCGAAACAAATCAAGCAGCCCACTAAAGAAATTGAGGCTGAATGGTTTCAGGGCCTGAAAAACCTTCAAGCTCTCAAAACGAACCTGGTCATAAAGGATGGTTCTGAAATTCGGACACTCCCTGACCTTGAGAATTTTGTGAAGATTCACCACAGTATTTCACAAGACAGAGGCAAAAAGTTTATTGTAGTCATTGATAACATCCATGACTTGCAGTATGGTGGTAAAAGAGAAATGGAAACCACCCAGAATTCTGTTCGTGTTGCGGGGTTTTTGAAGAAGTTGCCCCAGGAATTAGGATGTCCCATTATCTGCACGGCTGAGGTTCCTAAGTCCGCCAAAGAAAAACCAACAGGTAAAGACATCAAAGAGACCATTGATTTTTGGTATGCTGCTCGTTTTGTCGGTGGTATCTTCTCTGATTATCACAACACATCTGACCGCACCAGTCCTTATGTCTGGCGCACACCAGATGGACAGTTCCACCCGATTATGGAGTTGTTGGTCTCGAAAAATCAAACTGGTGACTCATTCCACGGGTCGTTATTTTATAAATTCAACAGAACAAACAATGCTCTGATTGAATGCACACTCGATGAACATGTGCTTTTGGAAAAAGGCCAGAATATTATATGATAGCTCTTTTGCTCGTATGGGGCCTTCTCAGCTTATTGTTGATTCCGTTCTATGCTCGGTGCATTAAACAGGCCGAACAAAAGAATCAAAGCCCCATTATATCCGCAGCAGAAGATATTTTAAGGAGAGATAAAGATGATTAACCAAGTAAATAAAAATTGGGGTTCAGAAGATTGGCTGGTCAACAATGAAAAATATTGTGCCAAGTTTCTGAATCTAAACCACGGGTATCAGTGCAGCGTTCACTATCACGCATGTAAGGATGAAACCTTTTATGTTCTTGCAGGGGAAGTGGAACTCTATGTTGTTGAACTGTTACCCTATTCCCGCATTTATCCACTTGAACAAGCTGAAATTGATGAGTGGTATAAAGAAATTCTGACCAGGAAAGAAGAAATTCTTGCATCAATGCAGAAAATTGTCTTGACTCATGGCCAGCAATATCGTCTGAAACCCTTTACAGCCCATAAGTTTACATCAATTACATCTGGGGCTAAGATTCTGGAAATCAGCACGACGCACTATGAAGAAGACAGTTACCGACTCACAGAATCGGGAAAGGTATAATATGGATAAGTTGGAGAAACTTGAAAGAGCTTTTCAAAAAACACTTTGGGATAATATTGTGAGTTTCTTTCACGAATATGCTGAGGTGTTGGACAGAATGGTTTATTGGGCAGGGGCCATGAAGCGGAGCTACGACTTCGATGGGCACACATTTTATGATATGCTTTATCGAAAGCTGGACAGAATGTATGTCTGTTTTTTAAAGCACGGTCATTGCGTGTGGAATAGTAAGCCCAGCAATAAATTGATGAGAAAGCTCTTAATTGCAAAGAATCTGGCTCATAGGTTGGCCGAGAATGATTATCATACAAAAGCAGATGCGGTGACAGCCAAGTATGGTAATGTTCAAATGGCCTTCTCCCCTATTCCCGAACGTCACGTATCACGAGTTGACTTTTATATGGAGAAAGCCACACCCGCTGAACAGAAAAAAGCCTTGAACGAATTACATAAGGCCCACGCCGAAGATGATAAACAGCGGGAAGTTGAGAAAAAATATTTGTTTAACCTGGTGCAAAAGCACATTGACCAATGGTGGGACTGATGGCATCGGCTGAATATATGCGGGAATATTTTAAAAATAACCCGTGGATACAGGTCTTAAATTGGGCCAGACGCCGTTGTAATAATCCCCATCATTCCAAATTTCGCTGGTATGGTGGTAAAGGGATTAAATGTCTTTTAACTAAAGAAGATGTAAAAGAACTATGGTTTAGAGACCATGCTTATGCTATGATGCAACCCAGTTTGGACAGAAAAAAGACCGACAAAGACTATACTCTGGATAATTGCAGATTCATTGAACTAAATAAAAATCGGGCCACAAGTATTTTTAAACTTGGACACCCCAGCTATCACAAGGAAAAATAAGATGAAAGAACTCAAAGACCTGAAAATTTTAGTCCTCGGTGATATTATCTTGGATGAATATGTTGAAGGAACCGTAACTCGTCTTTCACCAGAAGCACCCATCCCAATTTTGGATAAAACAAAAACATGGTATCGCCTGGGCGGAGCCAGTAATGTTGCCAAGAATATCTCTTCACTGGGAGCCTACGTCCTTCAAATGGGTCGTGTAGGTATAGACAGGGCGGGAGAGATTGTTCACTCCGAATTGGAGAAGAGCAAGATTGACGTTATGGGTGTGATTTGTGACCCAAATATTCCGACCATCGTTAAGACCCGTTTCGTCTGTCATAACACCCAATTATTGAGAGTGGATTATGAAGATAGACGTTCCATTGAGAACACAGAAATCGGAGATTCAGTGAATGAGTATATTAGAT